TAGCGGATTAAATAGTAATAACTTATCAAATTAGTAGAATGAATATAGAAAGCACAGAACTTCAAAACGGCACGGAAACCGCTATTGGTTATATACCCAACGTTAAATTAATTCCACTGTTTTGTATTTCAAAAAGTAAATCGCCTCATCGTCGTTAGGTGAAAATTCTAGTAATTCCAGATAGTCTAAAAAGTCTTTTCTTTGGGGCCTACTCAATTCTTTAATAAGGTTCATACATTGAGTGTTTTGCCCGTTAATCTTTGAATTTAAAATGTGATTAAAATAATCGTCAGTACTTTTAAATCCGTAGTCTGTTAGATCGTGTTTGCTTATCATATCAAAAAGTTTTAAGGATTGCAGTTTCAGGGAATAAATCACAACCTTTATTTAAAAGGTAGCGTGTTTGTTTCCTGGCTTTAACTAGTTTAATAAATTCTTTTCCTTTTTCGGTAAGACAGTAAAAGTCATAATGTTCATATTCTATAAAATCAGTAGAATACCGGCATCCACCTATTCTTAATATAGAATACTCATAAGTCGAAATTTCAAGCGAAGGCAAAAGCTTCTCGGGTTCGTTTTTAAACTTATTCCAGATAATAGAAGTTGGCAAAAGCTTTTCCATTGGGAATAAGGCTAAAACCTCTTTAATACAAATGCGATCTGCGTAACTTACTTTTCTCGATAATAAAGTTCGTGTTTTCATTGTTTATATTTTTTAATGTACGAATCTGATACATAAATACTAGTATCCCTAAATTCAACTTTATAAACTAGTCCTTTGCTCCACTTCTCTATAGAAGTGATTACCCCTAAATAATTTGGGCTGTCTTTGGTGGCCTTATCATTTGCCACAATGTCCCCTATTTGTGTTTTCATTGTCCTGTATTTTTAATAGTAAAAAAATCATTAATAAAAGAATTAAATATACCTATTGCTGAATTTTCATCTAATGAGTGAAAATTACATTTCCCAGAATAAAGATTGCCCGCATATTTTTGTATGATTAGTTTTGCGCTTATTTCGTCTTCAAATCGGCAAAATATAGAGCATGCCTTCGAAAGGTTTGTATTTTTTTCCAAGTGAATAACTAATCGGCCATATTGCTTAGACCTATATGTATAAGTATCTAATTCTCTCAGGTCGTTACTTTCTTGGAAATTATTTTTTATTAAGATGCTTTTAATTTGATTATTAAAAGCCCGAAACTTTTTTATGTTTTTCATAAGTTGTCAGCTATAAAAGTTAAAGTGTCTTTTGGGATTAAATTAATATCCTTAATTTCTTTGCCCAACCAAGAAATGTTTTTCCTAGCTTCTTGTACATAATGCTTAACGGTTGTTGTTACTTCGCCGCAATGTTGCCCAAAGCCTTGAGGCGCAAAAGGATATTCGTTAGCTGCCAATATTGTTCCGTCGTGAAGTATAGCCGTATACCGGTCAAAAGACCTGCCTTCGTTGTCAAATAGCCAGAAATGTTTTTTATTTGTTTTCATAAGAGTTAGTTTTAAATTGTTTATAATTAAGTTTCAATAAAATAGCCCTCTTTGTACGAACTTTGAACCGACTAATTTATTTCATTCATTAATTCTAGCTCCTCATCTGTAAATAAGGCTTTTAAATTCATATACTCATCAACTGCAGAGTTATAAATTCTTTCATCTTTTTTACTATCGGTATTATAACCGAAATCAGAACAAAAGTTTTCAAACGTACCAGGATCATATTTTGTAAGACAGGCCAAAATATCATAATTGTTTGGTGCCTCCCTTTCGTGCTTAATAATGTTAATTGGATCATGCCTTATATCTAATCTATTTTTATTGAGTGTATAAATCTGTTCTATTTTGCGTTTTGCGTCGTCTTCACACACAAAGAAGTTATGAAGTATATTTAATTTAAACTTAGCGTCTAAAGAGTAATAAACTGATTTTTTAAGAGATTGGCCGAACTCAAAAGAATAAACATATTCACCTCTTTTTAACATGATTTGATAAATATCACGTGTCTCTTTTTCACCTTCAAAGTAACTATCATGTTTTAGATACCTAGCGACAAGGCTAGTTTTAGTTTTCTTTAAAAAGGTTAACGCTTGGTTTTCATATTCGCTAATTCCTTTATTCTTTGTTGTTTTCATAATTTTGAGTTATTAAGTTTACAATAAAAATTTTTAGCAGTTGAATTAATTTGTTCTTTTCTTAATTCCTGTAATTCCTGAAGGCTTTTACCTTTCAGTTTTAAAATCCAATAGTTTTTTGTTTTTTCTGGGAACCCTGAAATAAAGCTATGATATTCTAAGTATTTGGCACAATCATTTAAAAGTGCGTTTTGCTCTTTTGTTTGCTCAATGATTGATTGTATTTTCATAATCTTATTTTTTATTAATTAATATCATCAAATCATAAATACAAGAGTAACCAGGGAATTTTTTATTGAAAGTTTTATGTATTTCATATGCGTACCAATCGCCGCGCCAGGGAAGATTTAATTGTTCTAAGCAAGTGATCCGGCAGGTAGGTATTTTAATCATAATGTCATCGTCGCTAGTTTCAAAAGTGCCAATAAAAGTTTTTTTAGAATCCGTAAATTCTATCTGATAAAAAGAATTACCAGCGACACCATTTCTTTGGAATATCATTGACCTTATTTTCATAGTTTAGTTTTTTAGTTTGCTATAATAAAAGTACAATAATCTATTTTAAAAAAGAATGACTTTTGTCATGTTTTACAGCATTATTTTAAATAAAGTGTATGTTATAAAACATACACTTTATTAATTACTTTATAGTCTGATGCCTATTCCTATTTTAGAATTTAAATTAAAGTCTACGTCTACGTTAAACGATAGTACTTTATTTAATTCTTTTAATATAGAGATACTTAACAGAACATTAGATTTTCTTATCTGATCCTTATAGTCTATATAGTCGGCTCCAATAGAGAAGATAAGGAATTCTTCTTTTTTGTCTAATACTTTATAGCCTACTTGCAAGGAACCACGTTTAAATTCTGTATAACTACCAGAAAAATTAAACTCTCCTTTGTCAAAAGAAGGCGTTAGGTAAATAACCTTAGAACATGGAACATAAACCTTTAATCCAATTCCATTTAAAAATGGTGCATACGTAGGGGTTAAATAAACATTTTGGCCCCAAATAGAGAAACATCCGATAAGGATAACTGTTAATGTGATTAATCTTTTCATTTTCTTTAGTTTTGATTAAGACAAGGCCTTTCGACCTTGTTTCGCTTAATTTAAAGCTCGTCAGTTAATCTTTTACAATAATCAAAGCTGAATATTGAGTGAGGGCGTCCTGATATTTAATATCTATTAAATCTTCAGCCTCGTACTCTTTTAAAATGACATTTATTTCAGCTTCAAAATCAATCCCAATACTGTTTACTACTAAAAAAGTTTTCATAATTTTTAATTTAATGATTAATAATTAATTAGGATATATATAAAAAATCTTTTCCTCTAATTGTTTAGTCCCTGTATTTGTAACATTAAATGCTATTTCTTCCCTTTTTTTAACTTGCTTTTTAAATAAGTAAAGCCAGTTATTTTCAGGTTCCGGGAAGTCTATATAATTAAGTTCAATGTCTATAGGTTCCATAATTGTAGTTATTTAATTACATAACCATTATAAGTAAATTTTTCAACTGCAAAGCCAGCCCTGGTTATTTCACTAATAAATAGTTCCTCTTGCATAGACGCTATTTCATTCTCTAGTTTATCTACTGATTCAGCAGAACAACCCTCTAAATCGAATTGGTTTAAAATAAACTGAGCTATTTCTTTTTTTGTGTAAAGTTGAGTTCCCATGATTTCTATCGTTAGATTGTTTATATAAATATACGGAGTATTATAAAATATTGTACCCTAAAAATGGTGATATTCATCACTAGTACTAGGTGATATAGATCACCTTTTGACATGACAAAAATCATGTTTTATGTTAAAATCTTGTTAATAACTTGTAATTCAGGTATGATTAAAATGAGTATATTTGTAATATAAAATATATGATTATGAAGACAAGTGTTGTAATGAAAAGTACTGACAGGCTATTATTTGGGACTGTAATTAGGCAAGAAACTAAGACCGGAATGCTTAATATTTCCGATTTAGAAGCTATTGCGGCTAAAAGAAATGCTTTAAAAGATTATTCAATAAAGCATATTAGTGAATTAATTTCAAGAAAAGAAAATCTTGAACGTATTTTTTATATTATTAAAAAACAAGATATTATAAACGTAGACCTGTCTACTTTTATAGGTAATGTTGAAAATAAGGGTATTACAACTACATTAAAATCATTAGGTATATGGAGAACATCTGGCGCAAGACACACTAAGACATCATGGGCCAATCCTTATATATGGATGCTTTTAGCATTAGAAATGAGCCCAGAAATATATGGAGAAGCTGTTGTATGGCTAAGCGATCAATTAATAGTAAATCGTATTGAAGCTGGGAATATGTATAAAGGATTAACAGGATCAATATCTAAATTTAAGGATGTTGATTACATCAAACTCGCAAAAGCTTTAAACTATATTGTATTTAATAGGCACGAGGCGGGTATTCGTAATTCAGCATCAATAAAAGAGCTAAAGGAACTTGAGCAATTAGAAAGGCAAATGGCGTTTTCGATTGATTTTGGATATATTAAAACTTTTGACCAGCTTATTTTGGACTTACGTAAAATATGGAATGATAAATGGAATAACCATAAGTATTTATTGCAAAAGAATGATAAGTCGGGAATGCTAAAACATGCTCTTTAACATATTAACAAGGAAATATTATCCACCAATGGTAGGCAAGTTTTAAAATATCGTCTTGTAGGTATGTTAAAAAACATGTTTTAGTATAAAAGAGTCAAAAATAATTTGTATATTTGTATGACAAACAATAGGGTATCACAAATTGTGATCTTTAAATAAGAAGCCAGGGATAAAGTTAAGGCAATAGAAAGTAAAAAGGATTAAAGATAAAACTAGGCAATAAGTAAAGTAAGGGACAAACAAAAGGGCGGCCCGGGAAGACAATAAAAGATATAGACATCTTATATTATGAAGCTAAAATAACTCAAATTACCTTTATACAATAAGACATATAGACAACATACAAACTTCAATTAAAAATATCCTTTCCTTAACATGCTAAATAACATATTATATAAAGAACCTGTGCAAAAAATAAAAAAGTTGCACACTTTTGTTGCGCAAATTTGCACAAATATAATCCATAGTTAACGTAATAAACATACATCAAATACACAGGAAAGAGTAATAACTAGGAATAGGTATCAGAAAGTACTCTCAAATTAAAAGTACTTTGAAATTCAAAGTGGATTGTATAAAGATTTGGGGGTTAATTGACATCTAATCCCTCGTTCAATCAGTCTTTGGCGAGCAGCTTTAACTCAAATCCAACCTTATCAGCGTATTTACAAGCCAATTCTAATGACATTTGACGCTTGCCAGTCTCATATCTATGTAATGTAGCTACTGTAATCCCAAGGTGCTGGGCCATTACTGTTTGAGATATATAACTCATCTTTCTTTCTTGAGTAAGCTTATTTATTATATTCATATATATGTATTTTATACAAATGTACTAAAAATCCCCGAATAATAGGTACAAACGTACTAACCTATCTTTCATAATACTAATTAGGTGGCAATGTAAAACAAAAAACCCTGGCGAGCTTCGCAGCAGACCAGGGATAACAACCTCTTTATGAAAAATCTTTCTATGAAAAAACAACTAACAACAATGTTGAAACTATGCCAATCAATGAGAGCACGAATGCTTCTGCTTTTTGTAATGTTAAATTTTTCATGATGTATAATATTAAATGGTTACTTAAAGATAACCATATCATAGGTAATGTGCAAGTATTTATACATATATTATCATTCCAAAAACATGTTGTTTAACATATCCTAGAGTAAAACATCATGGGCAATCGGTCATGAGTGTTCCAAATATCGCCTTGTAGACATGCTAAACAACATGTTTTGGTATTAATATTGACAACTATACCTTAAAATATATGTTGAACAACATGTTTTTATTTCATTTCGACAACTTATCGCTTTCGCTTTGATCTTTGATGAAGGTTGGTTGAATTGGTTTGTTTATATATATATGTGAAAATTAAGTTGTTGACGGGGTGGGGTTCGGCTTTTGTTGATTTGATATTCGTTTGATGCCCCTTGAAGTTAATGAGTAACCCCCAACTTAGACAAACACTCGATATATGTATTGTATAACTCGTATGGTATTATACCTATAGAACAGCCTTCATTTTTGCATCCATCAACATCACACCAGCCAAAGTATGGTTCATATTCTTGTTCTTTTTTTGGGTTAGTCAAAATATTTGGCTTAATAAAAGTATCTAACACACTATTGCAGTTGATAAGCAACTCGATTATTTCTTTTTTTGAGAACTTCATATACATTTTAATTTTCTGATCGTGGGTTAGTTCTACTATTTGTATCATAGTCCTTTTAGTTTTAAGTATTCTTCTATAGTTACTGGAAGTTTTTTTAATCTCAAAAATGAGTCTGTACGAAATCCTTTTTTGGTTCCGAATTTATAGGCTTCTTGTATTTCTGATTTTATAAGTTCTTCTATCTTCTTAGTTTGACATTCTGGGGGAAGGCTTACTATTGATATTATTTGGTTGACAATGCTTTGGTTGTTTCTGGTAAGTCCTCCCATATATTTGTTAGTTTTTGGTTTTTGTATTTTATGTTTTTATTGTAAATAGATTTTGGTAGGGTGCAGAAGCCTATCCCGTCTCTTTCTTTTATTTTGAAAGTTACGTGATTGGCATCGTCTCTGTTAAGAACTTTTTTGTTCCCGAACCGATATGCCACCAGCTTTATGTCCGGCGTTTGTTTCACTTTTGTAGTTCATATATTGTATATTACAGTGCAAAGATAAGTAAAAATTATTTAATTGGATCACTTTCTTTTAAAAACATTTCAAATAGCTCCTCAATACTTTTTTCTTTCTGATCTAATTCAGGCAACATACTCTTTACCCAGCCATATCCGGTATAAAACCAATTATTTTGAAGCCATTCACTAAACTCAAATCCATTTATCCAAATTTTTCTAGTTAAACTACTTTCAAATACTGGGAAAACTTTAGTAGCTACTTTTTCTATCTCTGATTTTAGTATCATATTATTGTATTTTGCATTTAAAAAACCGACCGGTCTTCACAGAAGGATCGGCACAAACCAACAAATCTAACTCTTATATTTAATTATGAAGAACAGCCCTATTCTGAATTTTAACCAGTAAAATCCTATATCCTTGTAATTGCCTAGCATCTTATCTAACAGTATAGTTGGTAAGATATAGAACTGATATCGATGCCAATCACAATAGAACACCACATCTTCAATCGTGTACTTCATGGTCTTTTTTTATTTTATTGCACATTTCAATATTTAACTTATAAAACTCACTTTTATTTATCCCTATCCTTTCGGTTACTTCTTCTATGTTACATATGAATGGCCTATTGTCGTATACTGAACAAAGGTTATCATCTGTCAATTTCTCGCATTTCCCGGTCTCATCAATGATATATGGAAAGTTATTTACTTTTATGTCTTTTAATATCTTACAACATAGCCCACATTTAGAACAAGGAAATTCAGTCATCGTTTTAAAATTTTATATTCTATTTTGCTTATCTTTTTAGAATATCTTTCCATCATCCAAGATTCCCACTCTTCAAACTCAGCCCAACTTTCAAATACCTGGTCTGTTTCTTTTACTTTTCCGTTCTTGTAATATATAACTCCTACTAACTTTATTCTAGTGAAGAAATGTATCGCATAAAGTATAGATACGAAAATTATCAGTATGGCTATAATTATTTCGATGAATAGTTTCATAAGTTACCGTTTTAAGATTAGGATATATTTCTTACCTTTTACCGGGGCTACTATTCTTTTATACATCTCCAAGTACCGTGAGATTAATTTTGTGGCCTTAGAAATTTTACCCTGGTATACGACTTCAAATTCTTCTATTGTTGTGAAAGCATCCAGTAAAAACTTTTTCTTACCGTTCATATTATTGAACCCATCAATCCAAATGTTGCCATTAATGTTAATCATAATTTCTCGGTTTTAAGTTTATAAAATATATTTCTCTGCTAATTTATAGAAATTAATCCTTTCTGCCAATCCATTATACCCTCCATTTATTATTCGTGTTATTCCTCGTATGTCGTCAATATCTGCAAGTTTATTTAAATCTTTTAACCTCCAGAACCAACAAGCTGATTCAACTGCATACTTTGGTTGTTTTAATAATTCGGGATGATTAACACAATCTATGTTAAAATCGTTGTACAATCTTTCGTAGTTAAACCTACCGGTTATCTGTATTAAGCCTCTGCCTTTAAATTTCTTTCCGTCTCCCGGGTATATATTCCCTAAATCCTTTCTTCCTTCATACGCTTCTCCTGAAGCTATCTCTTCTACGTACTGGAATGACCCACTTTCTTGCGCTACCTGAGCGATAAAATGGCGAACCCTAAGCAGTGTATCTATATGATATTTAGGCATTAATTCATTCAAAAATGGAATATAGTTAGCCAGGTTAATCTTATTGGCGTATATGCAAACCTTTTTTAAAATTTCAACTGTTAATGCGTTCATGTTGTTAATAATTCGTAAGCGGTTACTTTAGCTTTGTCGTGATCTCCGAATACGATAAAACATCTGTCATATTCTGTAGCACAATCGTCCTTAAAACAAGGGGTTCTTTTGAAAAGGAATTCAATATTTTCTTTTCTTATTTTGCCATTATTAATAGGTTCGTGCCCTGTAATAACACGAAAAGATATATGTAAAAATCTTCTCGTTCTCCTACTTAATTTCATATCCCGTATTTTTTATGAATCCTATTTACAAAAATAGTGTCGTCATTATCATGATGTAAAAACGACATGTTAAAATCTTTTTTCACTTCTTCAACGCAGTGGACTATGCGAATACCTTTTTAATATTCGCATAGTCCACTTGCATAATACAGTTAGCTTCTCGATTTTTACATTTTATACATATCATTTTCCATCAATTGCATCCCAAATAAATCCTACTATCTCAGGATTAAACACTTCGCCAATCGCTTTTTTAAAACTAGCGAGTTCCTCAACAGTAAAATCTTGATCCTGGCTTTCTAATTTCATGGCCAGTTTATAAACACCGTACTTTTCTTCTGGCGTTTTTTTGTCTATACCGGAATTAAGTATTGCAAATTTAATAGCTTTTTTAATTGTAAGATTATCTGTAGCCGATTCTCCTTTGATAGTTTTACCATCTAAGCTCAATACTTCTGCATTCAAATCTAATTTGCCCATATTTTCGTTATTTAAAATTAATGATTTTTTATTTTTACTTCCTTTTGTGCGTGACATAATTATCGTGTTTATGTGATTATTAACCTTATATGGTATATCCTCCAGTGACTTTAAATATCCTTCTTCATTTGCTATATAAAGTTGGGATACTATTTCTTCTTCATCTTCTGTTAGTTCTATTCCTGTATGATATTTTATAAGTACAGAACTTAATATATTATGAATATGGTCAGTTAAAGTTATTAGTTCGTTCATATAATTAATTTAATATCCCCAAACCAGCATCGCAGCGTCTCTTTGATCTTGATTTGTCTCTTTCATCATTCCGGTTATTTGTCTGAAATATTTTTGATCAACTTTAGAAGCAATTGGTTTTCTTAATTCATAAGGAATATTAAGATATTGCAACATTTCTTCTATTTTTCGCCCTGTCTCATGATTAGATCCAGTGTTTTTACCAATTCTAGAAGCTACTCCAACTCCTTTTTTTTCATTATGCCAATTTGACTTTTTATTTAACCATCCGGCTTCCAAAATTACTTTCATCCCATATTTAGGATTAAATGATTCGTTTTCTTTTTTTAACCAAGATAGGTAATCGAAAATTTGAAAAAATGACATATTAGATACTTCTAATATATTTTTTCCTTTTTCGTAAAAAGCTATACCTGATTTATGTATATCTGGATCTATTCCTATAAGTATCATACTTTTAGTTTTAAAAGTAACCTGGGAATCATGCTAAGAACCATTTAATATTATCCCAGGTTACTTATTTTCCCCTTTCGGGTCGGCTGAGAATTTCTTCTCAAGAATTTTGTCAGCCAATTAATTTTTGTATCTCTTGTTTCCGCTACAAACATACAACATATTTTTGGTAAAAACAATATGTTATAAAACATAATAATATTAAATAATTTTACTTATATTTGTAGCGTTAATTCTTCATACCATATACCATGATAAACGAAGAACTGCTAATTAAGAGTTTGCAAAACGGACTTGAACAATGCCTAAAGATCAAATTACTACATGAATATGCTAACTTTTTTCTAACAGAAGGTTTTGAAAAAGGATACCAAGACCACGAAAAAACAATGAGGATATATTATGTAAGACGAAGGCAGGGAGTAATAAAAAGAGTTAACGAATTATTAGACGAAGTTCGGGATAATATCTGGAAACGTAAAGAAGAATTAGAAAAACTAAAATGAGTAAAGTAATATATAAAGTTGATTTTGATTATATAAGAACATCGACAAGTATCTTGTACGAGACTTTTATAGTTGACGAATCTTACCAAGATGAAGACACGGGAGAGAATCATAAGGTTATTTCTATTGAAGAAGTATTTTCTTATGGAGAGCGAACTATAGTAGTTTATTTTGATGATGGAATTGAATTAGAAATATTTGACATATTTCATACATACAAGAAACTTTTATTGAACTAATGAAAAAAGTTATTCAGACAAAGGCATGCAAAGGAAAGCTCCATAATGGAGAATTGGTCCCTTTAAATGAATTTGTTAAACATAGAAATTACAAAGATGGATATTCTAATATCTGTAAGAAATGCAATAATTTAAAATATAACGTCACACCTAAAGAAAGAATTTTAAAGGAACTTGATATTATAAACGAGAAACTAGACTATTTAATCGGAGACAAGTAATATGCCAAACGAGATATTTAAATTAACCGCCGAGGAATTTAACCGCATTAAATTACTCAACAATAATGTAGCTATCGAAATAGTGCATCGTAATGAAGATGAAAAAACTAAGTCTGGGCTTATAATTATACAAGACCCTGATCTTTTTACCGCAAAAGACATAAAGACTGCGGAGGAGTATGACACTTCTCAGCATCTTGATAGGTGGGGAGTTGTTGCTAAATTGCCAGATAAACTTCATTTTACGCCTAAGGAACAAAGCAGCCCATGGAAATGTGATTGGGAGACAGAAATAGAAGTTCGGATAGGAGATGAGGTTTGGGCCAACTATTATGATTTACATCATTGTCCTATATTTAGGGTAGAAGGGCGCGACTACTGGATTATTCAATATCAGGCATTGATTGTTGCTAAAAGGAATTATACTGACTTGACAAGTCAAACTATTCTTTTGAATGGATACTGTTTATTCGAACAAATAAACGAAGGGCTTAAATCTAAATTTCTTATTCTTGATGAAAAGATAAACAAATCAAAAGGCATAGTCAAGCATGTAGGGAGTTTAAATAAAAACTATTGCTATGCAAATAGGTCTGATGACGTTGAAGTTAATCCGGGGGACGAAGTTATATTCAGAACAGAAGCCGAATGCCTTTTAGAAAATTCCCAGCATAGACATTTCGAAGATTGTAATTTAAGATACGAACAACGATTTAATATTCAGGCAATAAAAATTAATTAACATGTGGACAGAAACGTTCTATCCATTTTTTGAAATATACACAGTTGATATAACAAGTCAAATAGACTGGCAATATGAATACGTTGAAGAAAATATTGCCGTTTTTTAGGCGGCAATATCTACTAAGTAAGAGCTGCAATAGCAGTGACATCTTGAGTAACCCAAAAAGTTACTGTAGAGGCCGAGTCTCCGGCTGTTCCGGCAACTTTAATCATGCTATTGACAAGATAATCATAACCATTATCCACCTTACAAACAGATGGTGTAGCATAGATTATCCTAGAAGTTTCAATGACCTGGCTTTCGGAAGCAAATGTTTTTCCAGAGCCAAGACTACCTTCTTTTCTTTTTCGAACTGTGATCGTTGTGAGTGCCATAATAAAAATTATTAAATTATTCAACAAATTTACTGAAAAATTTGAATATTATTTAAGATATGAAAGTTGAAAAATTAAATACGATGACACGGGGATGGTTTATGGGAAACTTTGAACCATCTATGTATAAAGGTGATTTCGAAGTTGGCGCTAAAGATTATAAAAAGGGGGATATTGAATTAGCTCATATACATAAATTAGCAAAAGAATTTACAGTCTTACTTTCTGGCAAGGCTAGGATGAATAATATTTATCTTGAAAAAGGCGATATAATACAGATAGATGAATTTGAATTAACTGACTTTGAATGCATAGAAGATTGCATAACTTTAGTTGTTAAAACTAAAAGCGTCCAAAACGATAAATATGAATTATGATAAAACTAGTTATATTTGACCTTGATGGTGTATTAATAGATACTAGGGACTTACACTACAAGTTACTAAACAAAGCATTATTTTGTGAAGATAAAAAATACGTCATATTTCATTCTGAGCATCTTCTTAAATTTGATGGAAAATCAACGTATAAAAAATTAGAGATCCTTTCTAAAGAAAGGGGATTGCCAATAGAAAGCCATAGAAGGATATGGGAAATGAAGCAAAAACTTACTATTGACTGCCTTCTGGACACTATTGTAGAAGATGAAAAAATAATAGGCATTATTAAGCAATTAAAAAAAGATGGGATTAAAGTTTATGTCGCTTCGAACTCAATAAAAGAAACCGTAGAAGTTTCTATCTATAAATTAGGCATAACAGAAATGATAGACGGTTATTTATCTAATGAGGATGTAAAAAACATAAAGCCCCATCCAGAAATGTATATGAAATGCATGATAAATGAATCAGTATTGCCATCGGAAACATTAATAATAGAAGACTCTTATATTGGCAGGAAGTCGGCAGTGTCATCGGGAGCTAATCTATGCCCTGTTAAAGATATGAAAGATGTTACTTTAGAAAGAGTCTACAAATATATTAATCGAGAAGTGAATGATATTAAATGGTCGGACGATAAAATGAACATCTTAATACCCATGGCCGGATGGGGGTCTCGTTTTGAAAAAGCAGGATACTCGTTCCCTAAGCATCTTATAGATGTTAATGGGAAACCTATGATACAAGTTGTTGTCGAGAACCTTAATATTGATGCTAACTTTATTTACGTAGTTAGAAAAGATCACTATGATAAATATAATTTAGAATCATTCTTAAAAGTACTTACCCCAAATTGCAAAATAGTTATTACTTATAATGTAACTGAAGGCGCTTGTTGCACTACGTTATTAGCAGAAAAATATATAAATAACGACAATCCATTATTGATCGTAAACTCAGACCAATTCATAGAATGGAATTCTGGAGAATTTTATCATTCTTTAAATACTAATAATATAGATGGTAGCATTTTGACGTTTAAAAATATGCACCCTAAGTGGAGTTACGTTAAATGTGATGATTATGGTAACGTTACTGAATTAAAAGAAAAGGAAGTTATAAGTAATAAGGCTACAGTTGGTATATATTATTGGGCAAAAGGCTCAGACTATGTAAAATATTCCAATCAGATGATAGAAAAAGATTTGAGGGTTAAAGGAGAATTCTATGTAGCCCCAGTCTACAACGAGGCAATAGCTGATGGTAAAATAATAAAAACATATAATATTGATAAAATGTTTGGACTTGGCACCCCAGAAGATCTTGACTATTTTATAAAAAATCATCGACATGAAAATTAAAGCATACTTCGTTACTTATAAAAATAATGACGAATTAAATAAAACTTTGATGTCATTTAAAGAAAGTGGCATTACTAACTATGATTACGAAATAAACATAGTCAACAACGCTTCTGATTATCCGGTTGTTGTTAGCGACTTCTTTGGATTAAAATATAGAATTATCAAAAATGAAACAAGGCCATCATTTTCAACAGGTCATTTAGCTAGAAACTGGAACGAATGTTTGATTGATGGATTTAGGGATCCAGAAAATCCAGATTGTGATATTGTTATTCTTAGTCAAAATGACAATACATTTCATCCTAATGTAATAGACATGCTAGTAGAAGCCCATAAAAAATATTCATTTATACAAAATGGAGCAGGAGATTCTTTTCACAGTTACACTATTGATTCAGTAAAAAAAGTTGGGTTGTGGGATGAAAGATTTTGTGGAATAGGGTTTCAGGAAGGAGACTATCTATTAAGACAAGTACTTTTCAACAAAGAAAATAGTAGCATTACCGATGTAGTACATAATAGAATGCATAATGAACTTAATTTTAATATAATAGATTACTGTAAGCCTACAGGGTTTATGCGAAGCGATATTCATCATCACGCTTCCTTAAAATATCATTTTGTATCGGGAGATTTATTTATGCTTAAATGGAAGGGGAACGAGTCAAGAGATTGTCCTTGGCAATACTGGGATGAACAATCATTAAATAGATTTTACATAGATCGCCCCCAGCACATACTGTATCCATATTTTGAATGGTCATTTGTCAAAGGTAATTTAAACTACTATCAATATAAAGGATACTAAATGAAAATAATAAGCCATAGGGGGAATATAAATGGAGAAAATCCATCGATGGAAAATAAGCCAGAATATATATTGAAAGCATTAGAAGAAGGTTTTGATGTAGAAATAGATGTCTGGAAAATTGGGCTAAACTTATTATTAGGGCATGACAACCCTAGTAATACAATAGATTTTAATTTTTTATCGACTCCTGGGTTATGGATACATTGCAAAAATATAGAATGTATTGAATATTTAATAAATATAAATAGGCTAAATATATTTTGGCATCAAAAGGACGATATAGCTATGACTAGTAACAAATTCTTATGGACATATCCAGGCAAGAAACTAACAAGTAAGTCTATAGCTGTTTTGCCAGAAAAAACATTTGACTGGAATATTGAAAATGCTTATGGAGTTTGCACTAATTATCCATTAAAATATAAAAAGTGAAGGTAGCTGTATTATATAGTGGAGCTTTAAGGACTTGGGACGAATGTAGGGAAAACCAAATAAATAACATTCTTACAGAAGGAGTAGATTCGTATTTTTATACAGACGAAGAGCCGAAAGGAATAAAATATACACAATACGTACAAATACCAGAAAGGTATTATAACGAAATAGACCATAGGTATGATGCGGATAAAAATCCAATAACTAATACTTCTAATACGCTAGGGATGTGGCATAATATGTTTGTAGGATGGTGTTTAGTGCCTAAAACTTATGATGTTTATGTTAAATCCAGATGTGATATAATACTGTCCCAGAAGATAAATTTTGAACTATTCGATGTAAGCGGTAATGATATTTATATCCCAATTGAAGGAGATTTTTGTGGTGGGGTAAATGACCGTTTCGCTATTGGAAATTATGAAATAATGAAAAAGTATTTCAGTATTTATATAGAGCACCAAAATCTTTTTCAGTCAGGGCTAACTTTTCATACAGAATATTATTTAACAGAAAACTTGAAAAGAAAAGGAGTTAATATTATAAGATTCAGTATAAAAGATACAATAATAAGAGGTGAACCAAGTAAAAGAAACGTGGCATGAATATAGTAATACCAATAAACGGAAAAAACGAAAGGATGGGTCAGTTATTTAAAACCCCTAAGCATCTATTGTTATATAAAGGAGTTCCGGCAATACAGAGAACTATCTCTTATTTAAAGTTAAAATTCTCTGATTCAAATATAACAATACTTGCAAATAGGTCTTACATAGATGAATTAGAGCCGTATTCAAAAGAAGTGGACTTAATAAAAGTAGGAACAACTAATTCCCATGTAGAAACTTTATTGCAATATACATTGTTGGCATCAGGCGATATTATGTTTATAGATTGTGATATAATTCCAATGAACATTAATACTCCTTTTTGTAATACAGTATATGGTTTTAATAATAAAAGTGGTAGTAAGCAATATTCTAATTATACTGTTAATGGCGACTCTATCATTGATTGTAATGAAAAAGATGAAACTTCTAAGTACGCGGGCGCAGGAATTTATTATTTTGATGACATAGAAGCTTTTAATATTAGTGCATCTGGAGAAACTAGCATTTCTAGGGTTATAAAAAAAATGATACTAACAGGTATTTATTTTAAATTCGATATAGACAATACAATATTCAGGTTTGGAACTTTAAATGACATAGTATCATGACTGTATCTGTAGATTTTGATGGAACTTTATGTTTAGGACTTGATTTTGAAATAAAAAATAAAACTCCTAATACTATATTGATAGGTAAAATAAATTATTTAAAATCAAAAGGTAATTATATAAAAATAGTCACTGCAAGAGGATCTTATAATACTTCAATAGAAGAAAGGACTAAAAAGTATTATAATATAATTAAAGATTACCTCGATAAAAATGGCGTTAACTATGATGAAATATCATTCAACAAGGAATTTGCCGATATATATATAGACGATTTGGCTATACGTCCAGAAGAAGTTACGATAACTAAAGATTTAAGTTCTTCATTTACCGATAATGTAGTTACAAGAATAAATGATACAGTCATAAAATCAGGTAAGACAATCGAAAAAGAATATGAATGGTATAAATCATATTTACATAAAAAAGATATTCCAGAAATACTAAACGTAACTAGGCATTCCATCGTATATAAGTACATAGAATCTTATGGGAAATTGAATTATGATTCACTATTTGACAAAATAGATAGGTATAAAGATTACGACCCATTAAATAACCTAACATTTAATTCGTATATAATTAATATTAACGATCACATTATAAGTAATCAAATACTTATAGATTATAAAAAATTAATATATATGTTGCAAGAAATAAATATTGAACCCTCATTTGCTCACGGAGATCTTAGTATAACTAACATTATACCTACAGAAAATGGAATTAAGTTTATAGACCCATTATACAATAAAGATAAATTTGGCAGCTATATAATCGATTTTGCCAAGTTACTATTCAGTGTAAAATTCTACCTTGGGGATGTGAAATTATTTGAAGAGCTAAAATCAAAAATAAACATAGGTTACATAGATACTTTGATCGCTTCTGAATGTGTGAGAGTGGCATCTTATAAACAACAATATAATTTTATCGCAGAAAACTTAATAAATGAATTATAATGGAACATATTAATGAAAATTTTATTGGTTGGTTTACTTATCCTCGTATTTATAAAGATATGGTGGAAAAATTCCCGTCGGGAAGTAATTTTGTCGAGATCGGGACTTATCATGGCAGGTCGTTATCTTATTTGATCGTTGAAATGATTAACGCTGGTAAAAGTTTTAATATTACTGGAGTTGATTCTTTTACTTTTGAAAAACAACTAGAGACGTTTGAGGGAAACATGCAGCCTATAATAGATAAATTCGACGTAATAATAGATCAGAGTTGGAACGCAGATAATTATTTTGATGACGAATCTATTGATTTTGTGTTTATTGATGCTGATCATGTTTATGAAAGTGTTAAAAAAGATATATTAGCTTGGTGGCCTAAAGTTAAAAAAGGTGGTATTCTAGCTGGGCATGACCTGTGTTCAGAGCATATTGGGGTAGAACAGGCGGTAGTTGAAATTTTCGGTAATGATTGGGATAAAATTTATTTAGATGAACTTTGTTGGTTAATGAAAAAGTAAAATGAATAAAATACCAGTAATATTAGAATATCCAGATCAAATATCTTCTGTATGCTCTTTTTGGAGGTCAAGAGGCGTATTGTCTGAACTTGCAAAAGAAGGCCACATAGGGTTAATAGAAGGTCAATGGGATGATAATTGGACAACTATACGTTCATGTGACATTGCCTTTTTTCAACGGCCAATGAACAAAGATTGTCTGAACCAAATAATGAAATGCAAAGACTTAGGATTAAAAATTTGGATGGACTTTGATGATACTTTTGAAATCCCCCCATCCCACGAAGTTTATGATTTATGGACTAAAATATTTGATGAAAAAGTATTCTTTAAAATGTTAATGTTAGCAGACGTAGTAACAGTTACTACAGAAAATTTAAAGAATTTTTATCTGAAATATTCAAATGATGTTGTTGTAATTCCAAATGCTATAAATGATAAATTTCTTAAATTTAGAAGGCCATCAAATAATAAAGTAGTCTTAATAAGGGCTGGTAAACATCACTTACCTGACATATGGGAGTATAAAAATGAGATTATACAAGTAATGAATAATCACCCCGATTGGAAACTAGTCGTTTTAGGGTGTGAAATTAAGTTCTTGTCAAACAAAATTAAAAACTATGAATATGGAGGAGATTTTGATATTCACCAATATTTCGGATATATTCTAACAACCCAACCATCTATTTTTATAGTACCTTTATTAGACAATGAATTAAATAGGGGAAAATCAAATATTAGTTGGCAAGAAGCTACGTTGTGCGGAGCGGTGTCTTTAGTCCCAGACTATTGGAAATTAAAAAAGTATTCGGGAACATATAAGGACAAAAAAACGTTCAAACAATATTTTGAAGAACTTGTGTTTAACAAAGAATTAAGAATTGGATTATACAACAATTCTTTAAGTAAAGTTAAGAAGGATTTTTTATTATCAAAAGTAAATAAACAAAGATTGCAAATAATTAAAAATTTAATGAAATGAGTGAATGTCTTATAGCTATGGCTGTATATGATACAGATGAGAATAAGCGCACGGAATATACTGAACGTACGATTTCTAGTTTATTATCAACTACAGATCATGAAAATACTCGAATATTTATTATTGATAATTGTTCTTGTCTTAAAACAAAAAAGATACTAAAGGAATGTTCTAAAATAGATAATATAACAATCATCTATAATAAAGACAATTTAGGAACCGCCGAAGCTATTAATTTAGCTTTAAAGAAAAGACAATCAGACGAGTATTGTGTTAAAATTGATAATGACGTAGTTATTCATGAGAATAATTGGGTTGAAAAAATGATCCGATGCTTTGAAAACGATTCTGAATTGGGAATATTAGGGTTAAAAAGAAAAGATTTGCCTAATTCTCCCGACTCTGAAGAATATAAAACCGGATTAATGTTTTTGCCCCATAAATTAGGCGAACCTTGGAATATTATAGAATTATGCCAAGATATTATAGGAACGTGTACAATGTTTAATCCAAAATTTCTTGATAGAATAGGCTACTTGTATCAGCCTGGTATTTACGGGTTTGACGATGTGTTAGCTTGCGAAAGGTCTATATTGTCTGGCTTTTATAATGCCTTCTTTCCAAGCGTAGAAATAGATCACATAGACGATGGTAAAAATCCATTTACAGACTGGAAAAGAAAATATGCTGGGATATATCTTCCTAAGATTAATGAAATAAAAGAAGGTTACAGAACAGGAGAAATACCTATTTATTATAATCCATTTGCATGAGAAAAGAAGATGTCGAAATTAAGTACTTAATGTACGACCCGTTTGATCCTAGATCAGTAGCTAAATTAGAATCATACGAAGAGTTTAATGTAGATTTTGGAGTAGCCAAAAGTAAGGTTGTTTGTTATATAATACTTTGTTACGACCTTAATACCCAATTAAGGAAGGAGGTTCCTTATTTTAATAAGCGTAAATTAGTAGCCGCTGAACTTGCCGGATTCGATCAAGCTAAAGACGGGAAGTTCAAAAAAAATTATGAAGATATATTACTTGGGTTAAACGAAAAGGCTAATACAGCTATATCTAAATACATCCGATTGTTTGCTTCTCCTAAATATTTATCTCTTGTATATTATTGGTCTATTCTTTCAGCAGAGTTTGAAAATATAACAAGTATCAAGGAATCAAAGGATTATAAAAATACTATTGGTAATATTGAAAAATTAGAAGCTAAAATAAATGAATGTGTCGAGTTCCTATACGGAGGAGAAGAGGTTAAGGATATTCGTCGAGCATTATATGAAAGTGTTGAAAAAGAAAATTTAAAACTACGGCCAGAACATATTGCTATGGCCGAAAATGTAGATGAACTTTTAGAAAATCCTTATGGTGATTATAAGCCAGAACCATTAAAATATAAAGGAAGTAAATAACATGAAAGCGAAAGTTATTGAAAAGGATAAATTTGAATATACACATAACGGATACGATCTGGCCGAAAACTATCTGAGATGTATCGGAGAATGGAATAGAATATCTAAAAATGGAACTTGCGAAAGTAAAAGGTTTATAGTTAGTCAGGCAAATTTAATTTATAGTAAACTAAACAGGATAAAATGAATTATTTAGAGGTCGACGATAGTTTTATATTCAATATTGGTCATCCATATAGGTATGAGCCAGACCCTTCTTTAGTTCCCATAAGGATAAGTTTACCGAAACCTCCTTCTTTAGAATTAATAGCTGGATATGGCCTTGATCCATTAGAACAAAAATGGGCACGACCGGAAATCCCTTTTAAACTAACTCAATTAGAAAAAGAAGTTAAAAGAGATTTAGAATTAAGATTAAGCTCGAATAAGAATGAACGTGTCACAGGATATAAAGTATTAGATGAAATTTGGAAAAGAATAGAAGACAATACAGAATATTACGCTGAAGAAATTAAGTTCATTAAACAAATGTGGTGGTATCGTATTTATGGTTATTGGTTCTTTTGTAAAGGCAAACCAACATATATATGTGGGTGGCATTTTTTCTTTTTAACATTCTGGAAAATAGATGGTTCATTTTATCCAGAATACAGAGACGTTGATAGAAGAGAGCTTTTAGCGTGGACTTATTTTAAAGAAACTAAAGAAACTTTTAAGAATTTAGATGAAAAGGGAAATGCTATTATAAATAATAACGGAGAATACGAAATAGAAGAACTTAATTATAATACATTTTTTGGGATAGCCGAAGCCAAGGGAAGACGTAGAGGAGTATCTAATAAAGCGCAATCATCTCAATTTGAAGTTATAGCTAAGAAAAAGTCAGCTCTTGGGGTTATATTTTCTATGACTGAAGATAGTGCTAACAAACTATTCACTAATATAACAGTTCGCGCATTTAGGCAAATACCCTTTTTCTTCCTTCCTACATGGGATGGATATTTTGAACAATCTAAAGAAGTTTTTTTTAATAAGCCAAAAAACATAATACTTGGTGATGATCTACAGAGTAGAATTACTCACGCTGAATCTGCTTATGGCGGTGAATTTGACGGCATGAAAATAGACATGGCTGTATATGATGAGGAGGGGAAAACCAGATCCGTAGACATAACAAAAAGATGGAATACACATAAGCGGGCTTCGGCATTAGGGCCACGTATTTTAGGATTTAGCTTTCATGTATCAACAACAGAAGATTTGGATGTCGATGGAGGCAAGCATTTTCAAAAAATGATTTATTCTTCTAGTTTTTATAACCGAAATGAAATAAATGGCCAAACACCTACAGGATTAGCTACTGTATTTTTCCCTTCTTATGATGGATATGAAGAATGTATAGATTATTGGGGATATAGTGTAATAGACTATCCTACAGAAGAACAAATAAAATATGGGTATAAATTAAAATATGGAGCTAAAAAGATACTACAAAGTGAACGGGACGCTTTATTAAATAGTAAAGATTTAAGAGACAAAGTTGAGTACCGAAGGCTAGTAGTTAAATTCCCTTTTACCTTAGACGAATGTTTTCTACTTACAGTCGGAGGCACAAGTGTCGACCTTGATATCATAAATAAAAGAAATGCTGAACTTAGGCGTATAAAAGAGCCTTTTGTAAGAGGAAATTTTGAATGGGCCTCAGAAAAATATGGCAAGGTATATTTTTTGCCTTCAGACGAAGGAAGATGGGAGATAAGTAAATTATTAAATCCAGGAGAAACTAATCTCAAAGTCCTAACTCAATTTTATGATGAATTTAACGGGACTATAAAAGATGTGTGGATGCCTAAGTATCCAAACAAATTTACAATGGGGGTTGACCCATTTGATTTTAAGGGAGATAAAGAAATGGCCCTAGATACTGGATCAAGAATGTCAGATGGCGGAATTGCTGTTTATTGGGAAAGGGATTTATCCATAGACCCAGAAGATAAAAATATTTATGAATGGGAGTCTTCAAGATTTGTAGCTGTTTATAGAAGTAGGCCGCTTTCTCATATATTTGATGAAGACGTACTAAAGGCCGCTATTTATTATGGTGCCATGATATTCCCGGAAACAAACAAAGGTAATATTTGGAAATATTTTACAGTAACTACAAATTTTGATGGTTACTTATTATATGAATATGATGAAGCTACCTGTAAATATAAAACAAGGCCTGGAGTTTATCAACTAGAAAAGTCCAAGCAAGATATTTGGGATTGCTTTAGGAACCATATTTCATTTAGAGGACATAAAGAATGCCATAGTTTATTATTAAATGAAATAGCTGCATTAAAATTATTTGAAGACTTAAATAGGAATGACTGTGCCGCTGCTGCTGGGTGCGCTTTGCTTGGATCTAAAAGTAGGGCAAGACAATCGTTAGAATCAATAGATGATATTGGAAGCTATGACTGGTGGAAGGCTATGTGATTAAATTAATTTAATAGATTCTTGTAATCCAATCTCTAAAGATTCTTCATAAATTTTAAATCCTGCTCTACAAACTATTTTCTTTTTATTTCTAAGTTGAACAGTAGAAACATAAGATACTTCATTTGAGTTAATTCCTATTTGTCTTAAAGTTTCAATATGAATATCATGAACTTCTCTTAACCATTTTTGAAGTAATGATTGTGATGGGGCATACCAATAAACTTCTTGAGTTGTGCCAAAGTTTTGTATGAAATCAATATCTCTATCTCCAATATATAAATGATCGCTTTTTATATTAAATCCTTTTTCTTTAGCTAATTTAGCGGTTTCAAATGATATCAATTTATTTTCCATAATTATAATTTTTTAAGCTCTTTATTTATTTCAGTCATCATTTTTAAAATAGCACTAGGCTTAGTGGATTCGCTATGCCATATTTCATTTAGCATTTCAAATTTATCTTGAAGGTGCAGTCTATAAATTTCTTTAGAACACTCATCTTTTCCGTTTAAAGTATATCCCCAATATATTTCTTCTATTTTTTGTAGTGTCATATTATTTATCATTTAATTTAGTAAACTTCCTTACGGTGGGATTCTTGAGCTAAGTGAATAGTGATTTTATCCTTAATAAACATTGTTTATCAAGTTAAAACCCACTATTCGAGTAAATTAACTTCCTTGACGGAGCCTCATCTCTCGCTTTCGTGTCTAAAGTGAAACACTAAAGTCCTTTAGCTTGGAACCTCCTTCAATTGTTTAGTCAATTGTCGTCTCGTGGTATTCCTTAGTTCTCACGATGTAGCTTTGACGAATCCCCCTAGTAGTTACATTATTTTTTGGAATGCTAGTTGCGAAGCGACCCATACCAAAAAAGAAAAACCCGAAAGGTTACGTCTTTCGGGCCATCTTTTTTGGCAAGTAGAAACGCTTGGCGAATACTACCTGTCTATCTTAGACTGATCAACGTAACTGATCTAATATTTTCTGATGTAAAGATAATACATATTTTTAACATAAAAACATGTTTAAAAACATAAAAAATAAATTAGTAATTTTACATCAAATTAAATAATTCCCGAATGAATTTTGCGGAAAAGTATCAAAGAGAAGCTATTCAATTCCCAAGTAGAAATATTGACCCAAAATTAAAGTTACTAAAAGACTTTGGCATAAAAATGTGCCAGGCAATATATTCTAGCTATGTAGGTGATAAAGCTTCATTCCCCTATTCTTTATTATCATATTATAATGAAGTTCGTCAATATTCAGATGGTAGGCAAGATCCTTCTAAATACGAAGAAAGATTAAATCCAACAGAGAGCGCAAACGGGAATATTGTAACCTCTAGTTTTGATGGAGACTGGACAAGTAAGCAAAGTAAAAGAAAAGGATTAGGCAATCTAAATAGAGAAATATTAAGTCTTGGTCCCAGAATAATGCAAGCCATACTTGGAGCTTTCAAAGACGTTGATTATAATTTAATTGCTGATACCATTGATCCTGATTCTGGATATGAGCAGGAAATGAGTAAAAGTGCTTTATATGCAGAATCTCAGCATTTGGATTTTTTAAATATGATGAAGCAGGGAGCTGGAATTCCTGTTAACACAGACACTAAATACCCTAAAGACTTAGATGAACTACAGTTAATGGAAGATTTAGGCGAGTTTAAAACCGGAATATCTAAAGCTCTCGAAAAATTATTAAAACATACTTATGAGATTTCTGACTGGGAAAATACTAAAGATAAACTTATAAAAGATATTGTAAATTTTAACGCAATATGCCTTCATGATTATTATGATGAAGAAGAATGTAAGTGGAAAACAGAGTATGTTGACATAACTCGTGTTATTGCCCAATATTCAGATAAAAGAGATTATTCAGATTCTTGTTATTATGCTGTAGTTAGAGAAAAAACAGTTTCAGAGATAAGACATAAATTAGAAGGATTAGACTATTCGGAAGAACAATTAAGCCAATTAGCACAAAATTGGAGTGGCCAATTAGGCAATCCGGTACAAAGCGAATGGAATAGTTTTGCCCAAAAAGATAATTACGGAAATTGGTTATATGACTTTTTTAAATGTCTTGTTTTAGAAGCAGAATGGATTGATAGCGATATTGATTATAAAACAGTAAATGTAAGTAGAAGAGGTATAAGGACTATTTATGATCAGGATTTCGGGAAAATAAGGAATACGGATCATAACAAAACTAGGACTACTACTATTAAAAGGAAATATGAAGCTAAATGGATTTTAGGCTCTGACCTTATTTATGATCATCAAATAAGTCCAAGCCAACCAAGAGATAAAAGCAATAAAAGGCCATTAATGTCTTTTCATATATATAATGGTACAGAATTAGCTATTACCCAGAGGTTAATTCCTATATTCGATCACTTTCAGATAACATGGCTTAAACTTCAAGAGGCATTAGTAGAATCTTTTGGAGAGATATTATTACTAGACCAGACAGTTTTAGACAGGATAAAAATGGGCGGGGAGACTTGGGACACCCTTAAGTTGCTAAAACATGCCAAACGGACACATGTTCTTCCTTTTAGGTCTCTGCCTATGAATGGAAAATATGGCGGAGGGGCAGTTAAGCCTATAGATATAATCCCTTCAACTATCATGAATAGGATAGACGAATCTATTAAATTATTCGAAAATTGTATTCGAATGATCGAGATGATTACCGGAATAAATCCTGTCTCTTTGGGGTCTCAACCGAATAATGAGGCCGGCAAGGCAACTACCGAAATGGCTTTACAGAACACAACTAAGATATTAAGGCCTATTATAGATGCCATTTTCCAAGTCAAAGAAGATTCTGCCGAATTTTTATCTGAGGCCTTGCGCTTAGGGTTGCGTAACGATAAAGATTGTCGCGAAGCCTACATGAAAGTAGTGGGACGAAATGATGTAGAAGCATTAGTTAAAAGTGAATATGAAGCTAGAGAATTAGGTATAAAATTAATTCCAAGGCCGAATACTGAAGAACTCCAGAGTTTATACAGGGATATAGAAACAGCTTCTATGCCAGGGAAGGACGGAAGGCCATTAATAAGGTTTGACGTTAAACTATATATTAAAGAAAAATTAATGCATGGGGCTAATCTTAGTGATATTAGGCTTTATTTATCTAATGCTATAGACAAAGAAATAGATAGACAAGAAAAATCGGCTAAAGAAAATAGTCAAAATCAAGGACAAGTATTACAACAACAAGAACAAATAAAAGCCCAAGGAGAAGCTCAAAAAATACAATTAGAAACTCAGGCTAAGATAGCAATATCAAACAACGAACATCAAAATGATATGGAACTAGAAAGTCATAAACAGTTTCATGAAAAATATATTAAAGGTCAAGAAAACGAGATGAAACAACAAGAATTAAACCAAAAACAAGATGCCGGACAACAACCCACAACAGCTTAAAAAAGATCCTCAAGTAGATAGATTTGTAAAAACTAATCCTCAATATCAGGATTTTTTTGAAAATTATCCTGTGCCAGACAATCCAGCTGCTAAGGATGTTAATTTAGGTTCTGCTGAAGATTATTTAAATAGTCAAGATGTTTATTTGAAAGATAAGGCCAGGTTAAATGCTTATGCCCAAACTTTAAATCAAGAACTAGAAAAGAAAAACCCAAAACTATATGGAGAGCTAATGTCAAAATATAGTTGGGATGATAAACATCCTTCTTCTGGCAAAACAAGGACAACCGGAGCCGAAAGTTATGCAAAAAGTGACCCTAATTTTAATTTATCTCCAACAGAACAAAAAAAGATATTAGGAGAAAATTGGGAAGATTATTCAAATTTAAGGGGGGCATATGGTAAAAATTTAAATTTGGTCGGAGAAAAGGAAGACGCAAGTAAGCCAGAAACATGGACTGTTGGAGCCAGGCATTCTGTTGCCTTTAATCCAGCTTCTTCGTCTTATATAAATGAACCTACAGAATCGAATAAGCAAGTTAGGTCTACTAGTAAATATAAAAAAACACTAGAGTATAACACAGGATCGAAAGAATATACTGGGAATACCATGTATAGTAATATAAATAAAGACGACCCTTCTAAAAATATAAACGATCTTTATGTGAGAAGGTTATCCGAAGTAAAAGCTAATTACGATCCAAACACACAAGTTAAGACTGACCAAGGGGTAGTATTTAAAAAGCCAGGATGGCATTTTTATAAAACGTATGACGACGGATCTAAAGACGAAGTAAGTGAAAACGAATACCAAACCTTAAAAAAATTTAACACACTAGATCCAAGTATTAAAAATAAATACATTGAAACTGTTGACCCTTCAAAATTAAAGGGCAAAAATAAAGAAATAGCAGCTAATAAAATGGAATTACTTAAAACCGTAGAAAATGATAATTGAATTGTCAAGAGTAGATAATAGATACTACCTAAAATTGGACGGGAAGTTTGTAATTGACCCAAGGTTTATTTATACACACATCCAGGCTGGACAAGAAAAATTTAATCATATAAAAGAGATAGTATCAAAATTCGGAGAAGTGGATTACGAAATTGGGAACATAAATAGTCCGTATGAAGAAACTATACTTAATTCAGTAGAAATAAATAAAGGTGATAGATTGTTTATAAACAACAAAATATCAGGAAGATTGATAGTTAAAAAATAGAATTAACCGAAAATATATGTTTAAAAACATATAATATTATTATATTAATTTTACATCGAGAAAACTAAATAAATATTATGGGACTAGAAGATGAATTGATAAAAGGAATGAAAACAGCTCATCCTGAATCTAAAAGTTTGGGATCAGATGCGGTCACTATTACTCCAGAAATTAAACAACCCGAATTAAATCCTGTCGATCAAGTAATAGAAACGCAGCCCAAAGAAACTACCCTACAAACAAAAACAGAAAACACAGTTTTTGACGTATCTGATTTTAACGTAAAATATGGGAAACGGTTTAATAGGGAAATAAAAGAAGAGAAAGAATTAGAAGAAATATTTTCCGCTTCATCTAAAATTTCTGATTACAAAGCTAAATTAAAGGTGTCTCAAGACGAGTATGGATTGACTAAAAAGCAATTCGACGAATTGAGTACTAAGTATGAATCAGAAAAAGAAGCATTAAAATTTATAGACATAAAAAAATATTTTGCCAACGATAAGTTGTATAAGACCAATGAAATGTTAAAGAAATATCCAGATAAGGATATTTCTACCATGACAGAGATTAGTAATATGGATTTAGAAAAGGCAGACAATGTTGATTTATTAGTAAAAAGGGCTAGATTAAATGATTCTGACATTTATAAAGGGATGGATGATTCCCAGGTGAAAGAAGTTATAGCCGATAGTTTAGGCAGTATTGATCTTGACGAACCCGATTCTTGGGATAATGTGACGAAAGCTAAAATTGCAAAGGCGGCTAAAGAAGCTCGAATTGAGTTTAAGGCCTTGCAAGATATTGAGTTACCAGTTCCGGTCGATGTCGAAAAGGTGAGGCAAGAATTTGCTTCTAAAGAAAAAGAACGCTATGAACAAACTAAAAGTCAATGGTCGCCAATAGTTGACAAAATGGTCGCCAATTTTACCGAATTGGTCATTCCTGACGAAGAAGGCAAGGAGCTGTATAAGTACACTCCAGAACTCAATGATGGATTTAAGGCAGAAATATCTAAGTACGTGGATTTTTTGGCATACACTGGCCAACCACTGAACGAAAGCACAATAACAGAAGTGCTAGAAAGTATTAAAGGAAGATATATTGTGAAAGAACTTCCTAAAATAATGAAAGCCCACGCCTTAAAAGTATCTACCGAAGTTGAAGATAAATGGCACAATAAAGTCAATAACGACAAACCATTATCAGATAAATCAAGGCCTGTATCAGACGGAAATGACATTTGGAGTAAGATGGCGGATTTGGTAAAGTATTAACAATTTAAAAATTAGAAATTATGGCTTTAGCACCTGCTACATCTTATGCCGCAAGAGGTCAATGGACTGACCTATGGCAATCAATTTACGATTTTGAACGAGTTCCACAAGTGTGGAAAGAAATATATAAACAATATGGTCATTTATTTGATGTATTTGACTTTATTGATATGATGGGACAAACTATTACTATAAAAGGTAATACTTTGAAAGTTTTTGAGCAATATGCTTACGAGAAATTAATTACTATTGGTACTGGAGGTATTAGTACAGGAGCTGTTGGTGCGGATATTACTTTTACGTTAGATGCTTCTGATTATGACGCTCAAGGTAATGCAATATTATTGACTAGTGATAGTATCCTTATTCCTGGACTTTATTGCGCTGATACTTCTCAGGATTATCTGTATCGTATTATGAGTGATGATTCTGGAGTAGGTGCTGCTAAAATTTATACTGCAAAACCTTATAATAAGACTGGTACTAATTTTAGTGCTGCCCGTATTACGACCCTTATTCCTGCTGGGACTAAATTAATGATTGGCCCAGATTCTTTTGGTTATGGCACTGATCAGCCAAAGGGATTAACTAATGGGTCTTATCAAAGAATTTTCGGGACTGAAATTTCTAAGACTAATTTTGATATGGCTGGCGGCCTTCAATATCAAGAAAATTATCTTGATGGAGTTCCACTAAAAGGAGGAAGGGGAGTTGGCCGATTTAACGCCGCTTCTGTGCAGCAAGAATTTGAGCTTAATAAAAAAATTAATTACAATATTTGGTTGGGACAGGAAGCTGACAATACAACTTTTGTAATGAACGATAAATACGGAACTAGTGTTCCTATTAAAGCTCAACGAGGTTTTTTACAGTGGATGCAGAAATTAGCTTTAAAGAAAACCTATTCTGATAAATTTGAACTATCAGATTTCGATGACATTAAATCACTTATGATATCTGTAGGGGAATCAGCTCAGGAAATGCTTTTTGGAGTTGGAGATCTTTTATATGCTAACATTGAAAATTCTGGATACCAGTTCTTGAAAGAATATTCAAGCGCAACCAATGTGATGAAAAAAATGGACGAAATTGGTCTTAACTTTAAGGTTATTGAAAAATTAAATTTCCGTTTTATCATTAAGGAATTTGGTAATTTATCTAATCCTAATGGTATGGGTGCTGCTGCTTATTCAGATAGATATCGTTCGATGGGCTTTATTGTTCCTATGGGAGAAAATAAAGTTGCTATTGAAGGCGGAGGCCCAAGCGTAGATCAAAAAGTTAGAATTTCCAGTCTTATGATTGGCTATCCTAGCCATAATGGTGAAAATCGCGAAAGGGTGGTAGGCTATTTGAATGGTATGACTGGACAAAATATGCCTATTGTTCAATCATGGGATGTTACTCAGGGTATGATGCTTTCTGAATACATGCCTATTTTTACAGGTGTTCAGAAAATGATACTTGTAAATAAAGCTTAATCATAAAGGGAGAGGATATTATTTCTCTCCCTTTTTTATAAACCAAAACGAGAATATTATGCTGTACTGCAATGATGAATTAGTAAGATTAAATGATGAGAATTGGAAGCATCTCGAGCCAAAGTTTGCAAAAATAAGGAAAATGAGAGGCCCGATTCGAATTAAAACGACCCAAATTATTGAAACAAATGAAAACGGTCGTAAGGAAAAAGTCCCAAACCATGCTTGGCCATTAATGGCTACAGTAGTTAGTGATGCTGGCGAATCTCAAACTTGGATGTATTCTAAGAATATCCCAAGATTAAAGGACGGAGAGCCAGTCTTTACTGAAAGGTCTATCATGATAGAAAATGGCAACCTTTTTGTTGATCCAATAAAACAGACAGATCTGGTTTATTTTTTAACAGAATTAAGCGGAATGCTTAAATCAGGACTTTGGGCTATTGAAGATTTAGACAAAGAAAGCACAAGGGCCATTGAAAAAATAGGAGAATCTGCTACTATAGAGTTTTTCTTATGTAGTAAATATAGCCCTATTTATAATGACCACAAACGGCTAAAGCAATTAGCGGCATCTTGGAGTATTGCCAATAGCGATGCAATACATATGGACACATTACGAAAACAACTCTTAGATAAAGTGTATGCTTCTCAGAACAATTATTCAGTAACTAAAAGAGGTATTGAAGAATTTGTTGCAGAGGTAAACGGTGAGGATGTATTTTCAGAATATAGAACGTTAGTTCAATTAGCTATTGATAAAAAGGTAATTGGATGGAACAATAAAGACAAGGGATGGTATTTTATGGATGTTAATACCACCTCATTTATTGAACCGATAGTTTTTGTGCCTTCTGTTAATTTTTCTCAGAAAGATTCTATACTTTTTGATTATATACGTTTAAATGCAACTTTATTTGAAACTATAAAAAATGCAGTTGGGGATGAACAGGAAAAAACAGGGTACGATCATATAGGATGGCATGCAAAAAGAAAATTAGCCAAAGATAGAGGAATTAGTATTTTACATAAAACAGAGGAACAAATAACACAAGAATTATTACAACAAGACTTATTAAAAGAAGCGGTTAGTTAGTTTTCTCGGTTTGGTTAGTTTGATCCCTGGTATATTTATATCAGGGATTTTTGCATTAAAAAGCAATAAATAAAATTGATTAAATTTGTGAAAACAAAATAGAATGATTGCTCTTAGTTTTAATGTAATATATGATATAAATCAGAGAAAATTTAAAGTTCAGGATACTAGCAATTATTCTGGCCAAGGAGTATTATTAACAGATGTTGCCGGAGTAATTAAGATTACAACCCCTAGAGGAATAACATATAATAATACTAATTATTCAAGTCCAGACATAATTCCGAATACAAGTTTATTTTCAGGATATATTTCTTTGCCAGTAAACGCCCAGGGATACATTTTAGCAGGGGCATATACTATAGAATATTTTGTAAAACGAATAAGTACTAGCGAAATATCAACTGAAAGCAATTCATATACTTATTCTTTTATAGTCCCTGCTATAAATATAGTTCAGGCCGTAGATGGATATAATTCTATTTTTACTTCTAGTGATAATACAATTTACGGGACTTACACCAGTTTATCCAGAACGCACGAAGTAACGCCTCCATCCGGAAGTCCATTAATAGTAACGTCTAATAGTAACCAAACCATAACTTATTCTCCAAATATTTGGAGTGGAATTTGGGTAAGTCAAATTACATCTGTTTTAGTATATACGATGACAGATGGGCTTATTATTAATGCTTCGTTAACTGAAACAAAAGAAATTACGGCATATCTTAATGACATGAATGTAATTAGAGGATATATCGAAACGTTTAAATTATTATTTGAATCGGCCAGGGCAACAAACAAAGAATTAGCGTATAGAATAGAGTTATCTTTAAATAAGGTAAATACTTCTTATGTAGAATATGATTTAGCTTTATATTATAACGACCTTGCCACTGCTTATTTAAGGACAGTTGATATTATAAATGAGTTAAGTGATTATATTACTATTACTTTTCCTGAAGAAATAATTCCATTTGTAAATCATCAAGGCGGGTCAAGTCATCCTCCTGTTTCAATTGGGGGTACACCATATGGCGTAAGTATAAACGCCTCTCAAGTATTAACATTTGCTTTAGCCACTACTTCAAGTGGAGGAATGATTCCACAATTAAGCGGGAATATTACGGATTATATTGGCGGAGACGGTAGTTGGCACAGTCTAACATCAGGGACATATGCGTTAAAATCTGATTTTACTGCTTATTTATCCGTAACGGCTATAACTGCCGCTAATATTACAAACTGGCAAACAGCATACGGTTGGGGAAATCACGCTTCTGCCGGATACGCTATAGCAATTAATTATTATACTAAGACCAATCTTCAAACATCTGGACAAGCTGCTGTTCATTTTGGCAACCTAACTAATAAGCCAACTACACTATCTGGTTATGGCATAACAGATTCTATGTCGGGTAACGCTCCAATAACAGGAGCTACCCATACAAAAATAACATATGATTCAAAAGGATTAGTAACGGGAGGATCGGATTTAATTGCCTCAGATATACCTAATATTGCTTGGAGCAAAATAACGTCAGGTATACCTACTACTATTTCGGGTTATGGCATTACAAATGCTTACACAAAAATAGAAGTTGATAATAAAACATGGGCATGGGGCGCCATAACAAGCGGAATTCCTACAACCATTTCCGGCTATGGCATAACTGACGCCTATACAAAAATTGAAGTAAACGCAAAGACATGGCCGTGGAGTTCTATAACTTCTACGCCTACAACTGTAGCTGGTTATGGCATATTAAATGCCTTAACTACAGCTCATCCGGCAAACAATATTATTAGTAGCGGTTCTGGGACTTCTTTTTTAGCAAACGACGGGACATATAAACCAATAACACTAGGAGGAGGAGCAGATACTCAAGTTATATTTATTGATTCTACCACTCCGTCTGGAAATGCAGGGTTTATTTTTGATAAAACAAATGTAAGATTAACAGTAACTCAAATATTGGCAAGTAATTATTTGTATATTGCCAATACTACAACTTCTATAACAAAAGATGTATCAAATAATTTAGTTTTTACAGACGCTGTTTCAGGTTCAGCAACATTAGCATCATTAATAAGTGGAGCGACAAATTATTGGGCAGCAGTATCTGGAGGTATATCTTATACTGATTATGTAGGAGTAAATAATCCGGTATCATTAGATGAAGCTTTGACCGTAAATGGAAATATAATAGCCGATAACTTTAGTACTACTTATTTCAGATATTTAAATAGTAATTTACTATTAGGGCCAAATGCAGGAGATAACGAAACTGGAAGTAATCTATTATATATTGCTAATTCAAATACAGCAACACCCTTAATTTATGGTGATTTTGTTAATCAGGAAGTAAAATTCAATGCCGATACCTATATAAATACTGTAAAAAGACTGGCTTTTGGGGATTCTACAGTGTATATTCGTAGGGATAGTTCGAATAACTTAGTTTTTTGTGATTTAAATGCAAATAGTGGCAATCCTTTAACATTGACCGAACTAACAACGTTAACTGGATATGCGTTAAAGTCAGATTTCATAAGCTACACATCCGCTACGTCTATTACTGCTGCAAATTTAATTACATGGGGGAAGGCCTCTATTTTAACCACCGCCGGAGCGGGAACTTTGTTTTTAACAGATGACGGCACTTATCAAGCAGGGGGCGGAGGAGGAGTTACTCCTACTGACTATACGTGGAAATTTGATACAGGATCAATTTATTATAGGCCATATACAAATAAAACAGAGGCTGGAGGTGCTGCAAGTGGAGGTAAGTTTTATGGAAGTACAGCTACTCCAACAGCTACAAATAGGCTTAATTATGACGGTTATTTATATGTTACTAAATTATATAGTAATTCAGTAGAAGTTCAAACCGCGTTGAATTTTTCAAATGGGTTAACAGAAAATGCAGGTACAGTTACCTTAGGAGGTACATTAATTCAATCAACTACAATAGATGGAATATATGATTTTAATGTAGATTTAACTGATACTACTATAGTTATTCAAGCACAAAGTTCTACTACTAGTTGTAGGTCTCAAGTATATATACCAATACAAGATACTGATAATAGTATTATATTTCAGACATCAGATGTTAGTTTAGTAATAGCGAATACATATCATAAAAGTAATGGATTAGAATACGATGCAGATTACTCGGCTCGTAATACAACAAATGACAGATGGATACCAGATAAAGGATATGTAGCATCACAATTAATATCGTTTGCTCCAACTGATAATATATTAGACTGGGATGGTACTAATAAATGGTATATTCCTTATACTACTCAACAAGTTGCCGGAGGTTGTTTTGATAGTTCATCGACAGATCCAATTCATACTACCAGGCTCAACTATGATGGAGTTTTATATGCAACTTCGATACATGGACAAACAGGGACAAGTGGGGATGCGGTATATGGAAATGCAACATCAGGACATGCTATTTATGGTTATGCAACAACAGGGAATGCTATTTATGGGAATTGTTTTACAGGTGTATCTGGGAAAATAGGGACTACTAATTCAGGAAGTACTGCTAATTTATTGGAGTTATTTAATTCATCAGGCACAGTTGCTTATATTTCAAATACTGGTAATTTAAATAGTTTAGTTTTAAAGAGTAGTGGAAATATTTCTACGGATGGATATTTTGATAACGGAACAACTATTCCTACTCATACTACAAGGTTGAATTATGATGGCCAATTATATGCTACTCAAGTTTGGGCATATGCTCCTTCTACTGGGAATAGTATAGCAATATTTGGATATACACCAGATTATGACGGAGTTCGTGGCCAATCAGGTACGGCTACTGGCACTAGCGGAGTGTCTACTTCAGGACGTGGAATTTATGGTGTTTCTACTTCAGGATATGGAGTGTATGGACAATCTAATTCTGGCTATGCCGGTTATTTTATTCACCCAGCTACTACAACTGTCCCTACTTCGTCAACATTATCTATAAATAGACAAACAACAGGTAGCTCAGCGATAGCTAATAATTTATTAGAAATTATAGATAATCCGACAACATCAGGAACAATATCAGGTTCGATATTAAAAGCAACTATAGTTTCAACTGTAAGAATGGATATGAATCCAAGAGTTGTGGCAACTGGAGGCGATGCTTATATTTTTGACACCCATAATGTATTAACTACTTCTAATTTATTAAGTTTAAAAAATCAAGCGGTTGTAAAGAATTATATTACAAGTTCAGGAAAGCAATTATTTACTGCGGGAGTTTCTTCTACATTTGTAATAGCACCTGGTATTTTAAAGGACTTTTATGTTGATGCTGCAAATGTAGGTACCGGAGAGACTGATTTATATAGCTATACTACGCTAGCTAATATTTTAGCAACTAATGGTGATAAAATAACTGCCAAATTTTGTGGGACAGCTACGAATAATTCAAATACAAAAGTTGTAAGATTTTATTTTGCTGGCACAAATGTAGATGCTAATTTAATAAGTTTAGGAGCTGGAAGTAATGATGTATGGGAAATAAATATTGCTATTATTAGAGTTTCCTCAACAGTAGCAAGATTAACGTTAGATAGTACAGTACAGTCTAATGGTATATTATGGAATGATTATTTAGAATATACTTCAAAAGATTGGACAGCAACTAATGTTTTAAAAATAACTGGGCAAGGCGGAGCGTCTAATGATATAATAGCAAAAATGGGTTTTATAGAATATAAACCATCATCAATAAATTAATATGAACTTAAAAGAAATATTACATAGCGTATCTGCAACAATTAATCAAATTAATCCTAATTTGACATTAGGAATAGACAGATTTAATCTTTTTCTTAAACTAACAAATTATGATTATTTTAAGTTATGGTGTGGGCTTCCAGAGCAATGGCAACCTGGACAGCCAATAACTACTAGGGGATGGCAAGTTGCCGAACAAAATACAGAAGCCTTAAAAACATTTATTGTTCCATTCCAGAATTATACAGTAGATGCGTATGGGCAATTAAGTTATCCAAGTGGGTTTATTCATTTAAGCAGAATAGGTTATTATAATTCGATAACAGATAGGCAACGTCCTGTTGAAATATTAACACATCAGGAAGCAGATGATAGGATTGGTAGCTATATAACAATACCCGAAAAAGAATATCCAGTAGTCATTTATGAAAACACTTATTTTCAATTTTATCCTATAGATTTATTGAATGTTAGTATGTCATATTTACGATTACCAGCAACCCCAATATATGCAATAAAACAAGAAAATGGAATAGACGTTTACGATTCGGCTAATTCAATACAATTTGAATGGCCGGAGCAATACCATGCAGATTTAGTACGTATGCTAATTAGTTATTTGGCTATACCTTCTAAGGATGCTAATTTAAGTCAATATATAGAAAGTAAAAAACAAATAGGAGTATAAGCCATGACACTTAATCAAATATTAAAATACGTAAATTATATCTGTGTAAAAGAGAACTCAGGAAGTACTTTAAAGCCAGATCAACTTAATTTTATATTTCCGGCTTCAAATACGAATATGTTTAATCGTAAGGTGCAAGAATCTCAAGTAATAGCTATTCAATCTAAAATGCCATTTAATAAGGCTTTATATGAGCATTCGGCTTTAAGAGAATTTCATGTGTCAGAAAATATAACTTTTACTACAGGGTCTTTCGACATAACAACATTAACTAATAGTTATGCCTATTGGCTAAGTATGGTAACATTATATAATGGGGCTTATCGGGAGATAGAAATATTGACAGATAAAGACTTGGCTGATAGAAGGACTAACCTAATGGCAAAACAACTAGAAGATTATCCTGCTGTTATGATATTAGGAGATACAATAAAAGTTTTTCCGACAAATGTCGCGACCGCCGAATTTGTATTTATGAAAAATCCAGCGATTCCAGTTTTTGACTATTATTATGACGCTGCTTTAAATTTAGTATATTTGGCTGCCAGCGCAACTCATTTATTAGCCGCAGGAGAAACTGGATCTGCCGGACAGACAGCTGGTACTACCGTAACGTCTACAACAGTTGAATTAGACTGGAACGAGCTTTATCACGTAGAATTTTGCAATGAAGTGCTTAGTCGAGTTGGGGTCAACTTAAAAGACGAACAAATAAAGGCTTATGTAAGAGAAGTGGAGGGTAAACAACCTTAATTTAAATAGATGGAAAAGTCAAAATATATTGAACTTATAAGAATAAATGTTTTTGGGGGCAAAGAGACTGTAGATAGGCTACATTTAGCCGATCCTCGTCGGATAGAACTTGACATAGCATCTGCTTTAAATTCTATTTTTTATAAAACATTTAAAAAAGATCCATCTAATTTAGATAGATATTCAAAACCTTATTTAAGCGTGGCTGTAAGTTATGAAGCTTCGACACAGACTTATTACTCCATACTTCCGGCTAAGGTGATTCAATATCCTATATGTGGAGATGGTATTTGGAATATAAATACGATGACTGGTAAGGATGTAACATTTTCACCTATTCAGATGGGCGAAAGAGAATTATTATTCGAATCTGAATTCGATAGTATAGATGATGTTATAGGATATTCGCTAAGTGGCAGTAGGGTTGATTATTATAATTTTGACCCCATAATAACTGCTGTTAAAATGGATTTAATAGTTGATTTTACAGAGTGGGACATGGATGAAGATGTGCCAATTCCTAGTGGTCAAGATTTAGAAGTTATAAATACTATACGTCAAATGTATAATTTAAAGCCTATTGATAAATTAAATAATCAAAACGAGACAGCATAATGGATACTCCAGGATATAGAACATTAAAGCAAATAGTCAAAGACATACACTTGGAAGGCGGATATGGTATGGAAAATTGGAAATACATAGGCCAGTTTGCTTTAAATGCCATTCGAGACCTTCATATGTTTCATACAAAACAATATAAAATTGCTAAAGTATTTGTAGATATTCAGACTAATACTATCGATTGGCCGGATGATTATATCGGTTTCTGTTATCTTGGAGTTCCTCAAAACGGTAAACTATGCACACTCACAAGAAGGAATGAATTGATATCCACTACTACCTTGGTAAATGGGCAAGAAACATTAGACTTAAAACAAGGAGAAGGCGTTATATCTACAGAAGGCCAAACGTCTGGATATGGTGCTAAAGGAGGTATGAATGATTTTTATTATACAGAGGACGAAGCTAATAGAAGATTTTTTCTTGTAGGGGCTAATCCATTAAACGTCTTATTGGGATATATAAGTTCTGGCATAACAGATAAAGACACTATTGTTTCGATAAGATTTAAAGAACCTATTATAAATTATGTCCGTTGGAAACTTAAATTACGTGAACCTATAGATTATAAAGGAGCTGAATATTTTAAGGATATGTACGAACAAGAATGCAATAAATTAAGGGCTTTTGAAGATCCAACTTTAGATGAAATTTATGATGCTTTATTATCTGAATATTCTGGAACATATACAAGATGAGCGAAAAAGATATAAAAACATTTGGCGATATTTATCTGGATACTGATTCTGATCCAAAGATTAATAAAGGATCAGATTATGTATTAAATACAATAATACAATCAGATGGAAGATTTGGGGTAGCTGTAAATATAAAAGGTAACAAAGTGGTTACAGACCAATCTTTATTAGATTCTATTTTTGTAAACCCAGACAGTTCTCCGATTAGGGTAATAGGATCGTGTAAAGATGAAGCTAGGAATAGGATTATATATTTTCTTTGTAATTCAGTATCAGGGCATTTTAGTTCAGCCATTTTTTATTATGATATTTCTAATGGAGACAATAAGGTTATTTATAGCGATACAATTGATTTAACTAATTTAGATGAGCATAATCATATAGGCGATAATTTTTTTCTTTTCGGATTAAATCAAACAGTTAGACATTGGGAAGGATTGGCTGTAGCCCCGAATGGAAATATTTATGCAGCCGCACAAACCGGAGATATATATCTACAAACTAATGGAACTGGAGATTTTGTAGCAACTGGCCAGACAACAAGAAATTGGCAACAAATGGCAGCCACTTCAAGTGGTAATATATATGCCGTAGCCATGAGTGGCGATATTTATATGCAGACTAATAGTACAGGTCAATTTGTATCTTTAAATCAAACAACTAAACATTGGGAAGCTATATCTATAGCTCTAAATGGAGATATATATACAATAGGGTACGGCGATATTTATAAACAAACTGGAGGCACCGGTAATTTTGTTGCATTGAACCAATTATCTAATGTTTGGACAAGTATATCTGCCTCTCAGAATGGAAGTGGCAATATTTATGCCGTTAGGGTTGGTGTAGATATTTATATGCAAACTGGAGGGACAGGAGATTTTGAGGCATTAAGCCAAGGCTCTAAACTATGGACAGGAATAGTTGTTGCCCCGAATGGTAATGTGTACGCAACAGCGATGTCTCATGATGACATATATATGCAAACTTCAGGAGCTGGAAGTTTTGTTGGACTCGGAGACACAAGCCATAATTGGACTTATATAACAGCAACTTCAACTAATAATATTTATGTTGTTACAGACAACGATGCTATTTATATGCAAACTGCCGGAACTGGGGCTTTTGTAGATTTAGCCGTTACGTCTAAAGCATGGAATGGAATAGCTGCGGCTCCGAATGGCAATGTATATGCGATTGCTTATAACATTAGCGGCGAAGATATTTATATGCAAACTTCTGGAACTGGTGATTTTAACCCATTAAGCCAGACGCATAGGGATTGGGTTTCTATAGCTGCAGCTTCTAATGGAGATATATATGCAACTACATTAACAGGGGCTACTTATAAACAAACCGGAGGAACTGGTAATTTCATAAGCCTAGGCGATACTTCTGATATGTGGATGGGCATAACTGCTGCCCCAAATGGGAATGTGTACGCTTCTGTTTACAATGGAGACATTTATAAACAAACTGCCGGAACTGGTAATTTTGTAGCGTTAAATCAGACATATAGACAATGGACGCACATGGCCGCTGCGCCAAATGGCAATATATATGCATCCGTATTTGGAGGAGATATTTATATGCAAACAGCCGGAACCGGAGCTTTTATTGCATTAAGCCAAACAACTAGAAATTGGCAGGGATTAGCCGCCGCTTCAAATGGAGACATATATGCAGCTGTCCCTTTTGGGGACATTTATTTACAAACTGCCGGAACTGGTAATTTTGTGGCATTAAATCAAACAGTAAGATATTGGAACGCCATGGCTGTTGCTGCCAATGGAAATGTATATGCGGATGTTATTGCTGGCGATATTTATACAAACATATTTAATTATGTATATGATGACGCAAAGGCTCTTAATTTTAGCTACGATTCATTTATAACCGCCAATACAATAGGAGATTTATTATACTGGACAGATGGATTAAACCCTCCAAGAAAACTAAATTATATAAAAGCGTATAATCTTATTAATAACATAACTACTGACTATAAATATAGCACATTGTCAGTTGATATGATTGAGGCATATAAGCGGCCCCCTACTGAAAAAATAGGATTGACATTATTAACATCTGCGAGCGAAATTCCCATTCGTAATAAAATATATCAATTTGCATATCGTTATGTTTATGATGATTTTGAAAAAAGCGTGTTGTCTCCATTTTCAGATGTAGTATTTTCGGATATAACAGCTTTTGCCGACGGAACTGTAACTTCTACATCAAGTATTTACGGAGTAAATCTGACTTTAAAATTATATTATACGACAAATGGAACTTGGAATGATGTTGATTCGATAGAATTATTTGTTAGAAATAGCGATAAAGGCAATTGGTATTTATATGACAAAATACCTAATCCTAAAAATGGATCAGGAGATACATTAACTTACTTGTTTAAAGACGATAAAATAAAACAAGAAGTAGATCAGGACGACCTAGGAAGACCATTTGATTTTTTGCCAAAGTTGGCAGGAACTCAAGAAATGATTGAGAAAGACAAGTTGATTTATGGGGATATTACGGAAGGGTTTGATAACATAGGTATAAATATAAGTTCTGTTGTTAATTTAACATTTGCCCATTTTGATGTGGGAGGCGGAACGGTTAGCACTATAGTTCCAAGGACTATTTCGTTGAAATTTCAAACATATGTTTCGGGATATACCTATAGCCTTATTTTAAAAATAGATGTAAAACAAACAGGAGCAAGCCCTAGAGATATTAGTACTAAAACAGTTAAGATAATATATAAAGCAGTTCCAGGGTCTACTGAATCGTCTATTTTGGCTAATATTAGGAATTTAATAAATGCTAATTTAAATTCAAACGTATTGGGATATAGTCGGGTGACAAATTATGGTTCTGGAGTTAATTATATTGAGATGCCTATCGACTTTCTTACAAATAGTTCTCCTCCTACACATGAATATAGAGATATAAGTGATGTAAAGTCTTATACGACAAATTTAACGTATAAGACCTTAAAATTTGGAGGGAATTATTTAGGAGGGATTCAGTATTATGACAAGGATTTAAGGTATTCTTTTATTCAAAAATTTAATAATGACATTTTTGTTCCTAAATATTCTGATAGCACCTATCTTTCAGCTACAAATAATTATGTAGCTTCTTTAACCGTTTCGATAAAAAATAAACCGCCAGAATGGGCATATTATTATGCTTTATGTTTTACAAAAAGAAATAATACAGGTATTTATTGGCAAATAAAAGCCTCTAAAGATATAGAATATTTTTATGGAGCTAGTGATGGTTTTTTAAAAATAAAAGTTAATAAAATAATAAATCAAGAACACGACGATAATAAAAAATCAAATATTCCAACTTATATTTTTGAAGAAGGAGATAGGATTAGAGTTATAGGATATGGCACGACTATATACGACTTATTAGTACTTAACAATTCTTTTATAGATGAAAGTATTCTTGGCGTTGATTATTTGTCAGGCGATTTATCATATAAAAAAGACGAATCTACAACTCCTGAATTTTTAAAAGATGCAAACGGGAATAAAGTTGTAGATGATTCATCATCTTTTATTATAACTCCTATTACTATTGATAAAATAAACCTTCCCTATGGGCCTATAACATCCTTGTTTTTTGAAATATATAGACCAAAAAAAGAAGCATCAAGCCCCTATTATTTTTCTACTTATTTTGGCACTATTGGGAACCCAGGAACGACTAATAATTATCATATAGGAACATCTCAAAATCAAGATCCAAATAATCCTGTAAATATACCAGCTATTGTAACTTGTAATCCTGGCGACACTTATTTAAAAGTTAGGGAACTAGAGTATACATTTATATGTACAGATGATAATTATTCGGATTATTATAATTCAGATAGCTATGGGTTAGGGATGCCAAATATATTTAATCCAGACGCAAAAGAGGAACGATTAATTTCAGGCATGAGGAATTCAGGTTCTTTATTAGAGGATACTAAAATTAATAGGCTTAATCAATTTAAGTCGGCGGATTTGGAAATATTAAAGTCTAAATTTGGGGTTATTCATGTTTTAAGGGAAGTTGGAAATGTGTTAAAAGTACTTCAAGATAGAAAAGAGACTTCTATTTATATTAGTCGGACAGAAATGCAAAACGCTGATAATACTTCAAATGTAGTTAAATCAACAGCATTGTTGGGAACGGCTAATAAGTTTGATGAAGATAGAGGGACTGTTTATCGAAGATCGGCCATTGGTCATAATCGGGAATTATATTATTTTGATATTTATAGGGGCGAAGTTATAAGGTCAAGTCCTAATGGCCAATATCCTATTTCTGAATATGGGATGAGAACTTATTTTAAGAATAAATCACTAGAATTATTATCTGAAGGGATAGAAAATATAGATGTTATTGCGTCATTTGACGAAGAAAATAAAATATATTTACTTACGTTCAAGGGTACGAACTCAGAGACTGTTGGATTTTATGATCCACAAATAGAAGGCGCAAAACCAAGATGGATAAGTTTTTATTCATTCATTCCAGAACATTATGAATCATTTGGATCGGCACTACTTTCTTTTAAGGACGGGATAGGTTATCAACATAATTCATCGAATGTAAATCGGACTACTTTTTATAATGTTAAACATAAACAACAGATTAATTGGTATTCTAATGTTGTTCCGATTATAAAGAAAATATTTAGAAGTATAGGCGTAAAATCTAATAAAGCATGGAGTATTCCAATTATATTGATAGAACCAGATGCTTCTTATCCTAATGGGATGTTATCAAAATTAAATACAAATCATTTTGAGTTAAAGGAAGGTCAATATTTTGCCGACTATTTGAATAATATGAAAACTACTTCAAGCTCGGCATCTGTTTTGGATTTATTTAATGGTGATACTTTAAGAGGATATTATCTGCAAAACCAAATGGAAAATATAGAAAATGCAGAAGTATGGTTACTATCGACTGAGGTTAATTTCGATCAAAGTAACAAATTTTAAAATGATTAACTTTGTAAAAATAATAATATGATACCATTAGTTGCCGCGGGAATTGGAAGTGCAATTGGACTAGGAGAATCTATATTTGGAGGTATAAAAGCTAACAGGGCCAACAAGGCTATGGATCAACTAGAAAAGAATAAACCCATATATTCGCGTCCAGACGAGATTAAACAATACCTTGAACAGGCTAAGACGAATGCTAATTCAAAAATGCCTGGTCAAACTCAAATGGAACAAAATGCCCAGCAATCAACTCAGTCTATGATGACTAAATTGGAAGATTCAGGTCAATTAGATGCTGGGTCTATTCAAAAATTATATCAGTCAGAAGTAGGGGCTTATAATAATTTAGCTATGCAGCAAGCGCAGTATTATCAGTCAAATCAAGACAGACTAAGTCAAGCTTTTAATGAATCTGCTAAATATGCAGATCAGGAATTTGAATATAATATAAACGCTCCTTGGCAGCGTCAATATAATAGGCAAATAGGCAATTATGAAGCTGGACAAAAGATGGTTGGACAAGGGTTGAATACACTTGCTTCATCGGCTATGAATTATGCAGGAATGAAAAGTGGTTCATCTCAAAATGATTCATCACAAACATTTCCTGGGAATAGCATGGATTCTTCAATGAATATACGACAATATAAAAATCACGTATAATGGCAATATCAACATATACACGTGCCCCCAAAGAATATGATTATAGTGATCTTAATGTTGACAAGCAATTAGATAGATTTTCTAATACTTACCGGCAAGACCAGGAGAAGGAACGTCAAGATACTAAACAAAGAGAAGCTACATATCTTCAACAAGCAAAGGTTGATCCTATATTTAATATGTCAAGTTATTGGCAAAAAGAACAAGGTAAAAAAATTCAAGAGTTTCAAAATTTTTTATCTCAAAAATATTATAGCTCAAAAAATAGGCTAAATTTACAAGACCAAATAGAAATACAAAATCATAAAGCAGCCTTGTATGGTTGGCAACAAGAATTACAGGCTAATCAACAGAAGTACGCCCAAGCTGCAAAACAAATAGAAAATGATCCGTACGGTATTAAATACGATAAAGATAATTTTGAGTCTAAGGTTGATAAATGGAAAGTTGATGGCAAATTAGATGACGACATGTTGTTGCCACCAAGAATAGGAGATAGGCGTGGTTATTATGAAACTAAAAACTGGAAGGGGACAAAGCAGACCGATGTAACCGACAGGAATGGCCAAAGGCATACAGTTGAAGTTCCAATGACTGATGATGAAGCAAAAGCTCAATCTAAGTATGATTTATTTAATCCTAAAAATGCAGGATTATATAGGACTGTTACAGAAGATTTTGCCAAATTACCAATAGAAGATAAGAAAAAATACCTTGATAAATATAAAGGAGAAGAAAATCAAATAGGAGATGCTGTTGTGGATTGGAATTGGGACACAGCAGGTAAATATGCTATTAAAAAACAAATTTCAGATAAACCTGCCCCAAAAGGAAGTAGAGGAAGTGGCTACGGTGCGGCTTATTATCCAAACGAATCTGGAGAAGCGGTAGGGAATAGAAGTATTGTTAAAAATATTCATAAGCCTGTCGTTGTTGGAGATATAACAATAAATAATGAGGATGAATATCGTAAATTAGCACTTAAAAAAGGTCAGACAAGTGAAGAAAGAAAAGCTTTATTAACATGGAGCGATCAGAAAAGAGATTCTAAAAATTTTGTTGAAAGAAAAGTTGGGGTAAAAATTGAAGATGGGGCTAAAGTCCCTAATAATATTAGCATATCTGTTCCAGCTAAAAATACAGTTGACATATCTACAGGAAAATTAAATAAAGATCAAGAGGAAGGTGTAGGACAACAGGATTATAAAAGGATGTCTATTGAATATCTGCCTTGGAATGGAGAAAGATGGGCGGAAGGAGATGAATATGGAAGCAGAGAAAATTTAAAGCCAGGATGGACTATTAAACCATTTTTAATAGGACGAGACGATGAAGAACAAGAAGTGAATGCCAAATTATTGGATAAGCATGATCTGGAACAGATAGAATATCAATCAAAAGGTAAATGGAGCGGAGAAAGTGTTAGGAATAATATGAGTATTGGCAAGCCAGAAAATAAAGTTAGTGAACCTTCAAAAGCTAATAAGGCTAAGTCTTACACTATAAGAGGTAAGAATTATACTCATAGTGATTTATTGAAACAAGGATTTAGTGAAGGTCAGATACAAAAAGCTATTAAAGAAGGTAAAATAAAATAATATGCCAGACAAGGATTTAGTAAACTTATTAGGAGAACCTGAAAATAAACCAGATACTGATTTAGTATCTGCATTAGGAGAGCCCGAATTAAAAAAAAAAGTATCTACTACAGAATCTCAACCTTATTTAGGTCAAGATTCACAATCAGAATCAGTTGGTCAGGCAAATACATCGAAATCACAAAGTTCGACTGGTAGTTTTAGAACCGTAGGCTCTCCGAAACAAAAACCAAAATACGATACAGAAGTTTTGCCCGAGACTTTTAATGAAAAACCTATTGTCAAAGCTGAACAAAAAGAAGATAAGGTTCGTCAAAAAATATATGAAAAACCCAGATCAGTAGATGATTTTAATAAAGAGTTTGGAATCAATCCAGAAGAGAATGATATTAAGAATCCAGAAAAAATATTAAAACCTGAAGAACAAGAAAATTTACTACAAACTATAGACTTTAAGAGATTTACCAAACAAAAAACTGATGAATATTTAACAAGACCGGAAGATAGTTATTTATGGTCATTTTCGCATGGAGCAGGAAAAGCTATTTATCATGTTTTGGACGATTTGGACGCAGCTTCCAAAATGCTACATGATATTACAGGTATAAATTATGGCGGGACATTTGGTGATGCTGCAAAAAAAGTAAATGAAAGCAATGAAAGTGGCACGACCAAAACGCCAGATACTATATTAGGAAATGTTCTAGAAGGTTTAGGAAGCACTTCTGTGGATGTTCCATTAATGTGGCTTACTCCTGAGTTGAAATCTAAATATATAGCTGCTGCTACAGGTGGCGTAGTTAAATCTATGCCCGGTATTGTTTCATATATGGCTGCTGATAATGCTTTATCTAAATATCAAGAATTAGATAAGCAGGATAATCCAGAGGCTAATAAATTGACTGAGACATTTAAAGCCGCAGGACTAGGTGCTTTTGAAGGCTATCTAATGCACTCTTTTGGATTTTTATCCTCTGAAGCAGGAGGATTTATAAAAGGAGTGACGAATAATAATGCTTTAGGCAAAGTAGCTTCTGTAGTTTCTAATGGCACTTTGTTCGGAGGAATGACGGCTTCGGAACAATATATGTCTGGAAAGATTAATCCTAAAGAAGTTATTAGTAGTGCTATTTTAGGTGCTGGAATGACGGCAGTTTCTATACCTGAATCGTTAAGAAAAGAATTAGAAGCAAATCAGCAAAAAGCTAGTGATAGATTTTTTACTTCATCTTCTGAAGATATAGCCAAGATCAATGATTTACCTAAATCTGTTGATAAATTAAGGGAAGAACAGTTAAAAGTACAAGACAAAGCCGATAAAGAAACTGACCCAAAAAAGAAAGAAGAACTACAAATAGCAGCCAAAACCATCGACGGATATATAGACGTAAAAGCTGTAACCAAACAAATATTGTCTGATTCTGATGTTGCCATTAAGGCCATACAGGAAGATCCGAAATTAACAGATGAAGAAAAGCAATATCATATTGATAAGGTGAATGAAGTTGTGGCCAAGAACGATCCAAGAATACAAGCGGCCAATCCTCTTATTAAAGAATCTTCTGATATTGATAAGAATATTCAAACTATTAAAGAAAACAAGTCTATACCAGAAGAAAATAAGCCAATTATGATTGAAGGCTTAGAAGACAGAAAAAAAGAAGTTTTTAAGTCCATTAAAAAAGAGATGTCTAAACCTATGGATATTTTTGAATTAAATAAAAATGAACAATTAAAACAAAAAGAAAATGAAAGCAAAATCAAAAAACAAAATGTTCGCTCAACAGAAGCCAAGCAAGATGTCGGGGAAAAAAGTAGCTCCTCCAAAGAAGTCCCCAAAATCGAAGAAAAAAGCAAAGGGCTGCTAGAGGATGCCACTCAAAAAGTCGGGGTCGAAAAAAGCGGTCAGCCAGAACATAAGCGAATTCCACAAGGGGAAGACTTACGCGGCGACCAAGAGAAAGTTCGGGAAGGTAAAAGCGAACAAACAGGCAATAGCAGTAGCCCTCGAACAGAAGAGAAGGAGCAAGAAGAAATGATACCAGAATTTGTACCGGAAGGCATGGCAGAACCAGAACCTTCCAGTACAAAATCAGGGAAAGTAGATATTGGAGAAAAAAGTGAGATGTCTAAAGACATGAAAGGCATTTTAGGTATAAAAGATAATAACGTATTTACTAGAGAAATATCGAAAGAAGGAAAAGAATTTGGCGAAGTCCATGTAAAAGAAATGCCTGAAAATTGGCAAGTTAAATATGTGAATGTAAATGATAAAGGTAAAGGATATGGCAAACAGATTTACAGAGAATTAAACAAGCAAGCCGAAACCGAAGGAAAAACAATAGTGTCTGATGAGCCTAATAAAATATCTGCTTCAGCCAAAGGCTTATGGAATTCACTAGTTAAATCTGGAGAAGCAGAAAAACTGCCAGACGAATCTTATCGAATGATTTCAACCAAAACAGAAAAACCAATATCACAAGAAAATACTAAAATTAAAGAGCCTTCTATTGGCGATAAAGTAGGATTTAAAGATATGGTAGGTACTTCCCGCAAAGGGGAATTATTATCTATAGAAGACGGTAAATATAAAATAAAGGCAGACGACGGGAGTACGCATCGTGTAAAGCCCGAAAAATTACAACCAATAGAGCAATCTGAAAAAGAGATTAAAGAAGGAGAGGCTCCCGCCAAAGAAGAAATTAAACTTAATGAGAAAATAAAATCAACCAAAGTTACTTTGGCTAAAAATGATATTCCTATTATATCAGGGCTTGTTAAAGATATTGTAAAGCCTGTAGCTGAATCGGCTAAAGATGCTTTTATGATAGCTTATAAATTTCTGTCTCCTAAATCTTTTGCTTCATCTAAGGTTAAAGATATTTTAAATGAAACATTGATTGGAGAAAGGAACGAATCCAAGGCTAAATTAGACATGGCATTACGTCCCGTAGAAAAGTTATTCGACCAAATGCCGGATGAGGATAATGTTAAGTTTATCGATAATTTAAAAACAGGAAAAGATCAAGGCTCTCCCGAGTTAAATGAAATAGCTAATTTAATCCATAAATTAGATGTTGATTTGTATAAAAAGATTACTGAATTCAATCCTAATCTTACATTTAAAGAAGACCATTATAGGGTTTTATGGAAAGTAGTTCCTCAGAGCAAAGAATTTGCCGGCATAGTTAAGGATTTTAATGAAGGTAAATCTATTGAAGATATTGCTAAAAATCATGATTTAACAAAAGAGCAAGTTGATTATACTATAAAAAGGTCAACCCAAACTGGGTTTAAGGGACTTGGGAAAAAGCCGCTTAGAGGCACAAGGGGATTTTTTAAACAATCCACTTTAGCGGATATGTCGGAGGGGATAGAACTTGGAGGTGTTCCTAAAAGTTACAATCCTATAACTATGTTTAAAATGAGTTATGCGGATGGGATGAAATATGTTACAGCTCAAAACATGTGGAAAACTTTAGGCGAAAGTAATCTTACTAAGTTTGTCAAACAAGGGGATGTTTCACCAGAAGGATTTGATAAAATAAATGACAATATAGCTAAAAAATATTTCCCTGTAAAAGAACAAGGGGAATGGTGGGTTGATGAGGGAGCGGCCAGACTTATCAATAATCATTTAAGTAAAGATTATTTTAGGGCAAACAAGTTTGGAGAAGGATTAATGTGGCTAAAGAATAATTTCACGGCCATAGAACTTGGACTCTCTGCTTTCCATGCGACAGCTGAAACTATGGAAACTATAAGCTCATCTATTGGAGAAGGCCTACGCAAAACTATAAACTTAGGAATATTGGGAGGCGACACTAAAAAAATACTAGAAGGATTGGTCGATATCCCTAAGTCTATATCAACTCCATACACTAAAGCTAAAATAGCTGGACAAGCCATGAAGTTTATAATGAATGAGAAAGAGTATATCAATACTCCTGAAGGGAAGTCATTCATTAAAAAATTTCCTGATGCAGCCAATTTGATTCACGATTATTTTGTAGGAGGCGGAAATATAGGGATGCATGATGACTATAAAATAAATTCCATAAAAGCATTGAGAGAATCACTGAAAGAAAAATCTGACGATCCTGCTTATAAGTATATAAAGGCCGGAGTTATGGCACTCCCAGCTATGAACGAGAAAATAATGAGTTATTTATTTGATAAATATATTCCAAGGTTAAAATTAGGAATGTTTTTAAGAGAACATGCCATTTCATTAGTTGAAAACCATAAACGGTTAGAAAAAGGAGTTGTTACTAGAAGTGAACTAGCTCGTAAAAACATGGCTTTTGTAGATGACAGGTTGGGAGAAATGAATTTTGATAATTTATTTTGGGATAGAACATTTAAAACTTCTATGCAATTTATGTTTCGTTCTGTTACTTGGAAACTTGGTAATTTAAGGGCAATGGGAGGTGCGCCGATAGAGCAAGCAATTGAATTTAGAAATGCTTTTAGAGAAAACAGATATCCTATATTACAACCTAAAATGGCATGGTTATTTGGGATGACTGTAATGCAAGTTGCCGCTGCTACAATACTACAAGGGATGTTTGCTAAAAAGAAATTAGAAAATTTTAAAGATGTCGTAGCGCCTCAAATAAATGAACAAGATGAAAAGGAAAGATTGATTCTTCCCACTTATTTTAAAGACATGCTCCATTTTTATCATTCGCCGGTTAAATATGTAACAGGTTCTTTTGCTGGAGATATAGGAAGATTTTACGAATTGCAGCAGAATAAAGATTTTTTTGGATATGAGATATATGACCCCCAAGCTCCGATGAGTGAAAAAGCAAAAGAAATAGGAGAATATTTTTTACCAAAACCCTTTTCTTTTACTAACCTTGCCCAAATGAAGGAAAAAGGTGAACCAGTAAAAAAGCAGATACTTAGTTTTTTAGGCTTCACTAAAGCCCCAAAATATATCACCAATACTCCAATAGAAAACGAAATAGGGGATTTATACAACATGAGCAATAATCTTAAAAAGCCCCATGCTGCAAAAGAAGTTTCAGATGTAAAAAAGCAGATAATTGATTTATATAAATCAGGTAAAGAAGACGACGCTTATAAACTAATGACTAAAAGCGTATCAGATGGTAAATTAAGAGCGAATCAAACTGATTGGTTGCTTAGGAATATAGATAAAAAAATAGATCCAGGACAATATATGTTCAGGATGCTCCCATACGACGACAAAAAATATTTGTATGATAAGATGACTAAAGAAGAAAAAATTAAATACGATCCCAAAGAAAGTTTGTCAGGGCAAATAAAATCGGAAGGTAAAAAAGAAGGTATAGGCAATGACCCGGTTAGTTACAAGTATAAAGAAGCTATGGTTAAAATAAATTCTATTGAAAAAGAGATAAATGATGTTGTTAAAAAATCAGGAAGCGCAGAGGCTAAAAAGTATGCTTTAGAAAACAACATTAGTAAAGAATATGTATTTATAGAAAAAAATTCTTCTGAGATTGAAAAGTTAAGAAGAGTTATTGAATATGTTAAAAAGATGTCGGATGAACAACAAAATAAATATCAAACTAAAATAGAATCGAATATGAATCAGTTTATTGATTCATATGAATCAAATGGTCGGGTAAAGCTAAACAGTACAGTTCTTAAATTACACAGAGAATCGCTTAAAGAAAGTAAAAAAATTAGGCGAGAGGAAAAGAAGGCGTATAGAAGTTTACGCTAAAAATAAGCGTCAAAAAATAAATTAACTTTGTAAAAATAAATAGTATGACATTAAATATTATCACTAATCAAACAGCATACGTAACATTCACTGTTTATGCCCAAGATACAGGATTACTTTCCCATACATTTGATATTCCCAAAGCAAACATATCATCCATTTGTACATATCCAAATGAAAAAGTAGAAGATGCCTTGGGTATCGTAGTGGTAAATACTATTACTCAATTAGATCAATCAAATAAAGGAAATGCTTTGCTTGAACTTAGTCCTACTAAATGGGCGTTATCGACTTCTTCAACCGTTGCGATAGTTGACGCTGCAACTTTGAGGGCTACTTTATTAGGATATTTTATAGTTTAAATAAATAATTATGAAACTAAATATTATCACAGATCATACAGGGTACGTAACGTTCGATGTTTATTCTCAAGACACTAGTCTTTTATCTTATACATTTGATGTTGTTAAGGCTAATGTTTCATCTATTCGTTCTTACCCTCTTACTAAAGTAGAAGATGGACTGGGGCTAGTAGTCATAGACACTATAACACAGTTAGATCAAATGAATAAGGGCAATTCTTTTATAGAACTTGTACCTTCTTTATGGGCTTTGTCAACAGCCTCAACAACTCCGATAGTAGATGCTGCAACATTGCGAACAATTCTGGTAGGGTATATGCCCACAGCTTTATCTTTTAGTATTCCTACAACAATAGCTTATACAACTGCAATTCCTTTTACCCAAGCCTTAACTATAATAACAGGCAAAACATTAGCCTCTAACGATACGTTAACAATTGCTGCTAATCCTGTTGAAGGTTCAGGGGCGCAAACATGGTTAGACGGAAACGGGACAAACACGCCTGTATTTACTAATTTTGATTATCAAAGTGGAACATTTGATAATACTAATGGCGTTAGAAATTTCATCACCATGGAATATATCGGAGGCAAAGCAATGATTTCCATTTTAAATATGACAGCCGTATGATAGTTAGAAATTGGATGATGCAAGGAGGGATTAGCAGTTTGTATTTAACAATTGATAATACAGGGAATTACTATCCATTAGTTAACGATCAGATTGAATTTACATTATTATCATCCGAAATTGATTTTACAAAAATACTGTCCGATGTATCAAATCTAATCATAATGGACGGGGCAACTGTTCTAAAGCATTATATAGATTACAATGATTATGCAAATGGTATAATCAAAGGTTTTGTTAAATGTTCAGTAAATGCTAAAAGTTCAAAAAGTTTAACAGTTTTACTAACTGGCACATCGAATTTGTCTTCATATACAGATACAATGATTAGGGCAACTAGTCATTGTTCTATGTTAAATTTCTATCCATTTAGTTCCGTAAATGATTCGTTAGCAATTGGGGAGGCTTTTACCTTAAATAATGCTCAAATATCAACAATAGGAGTAGGTAGTGCATTAGATTTGAGTGGAACAACATCATACGCGATTTCAAATATTTTCAATTTAAGGCAAACCAGGGCCGTAAGTGATTATGGATTTTTAATGTTTAATTTTATATTAAAAACTACACATATTGCTGGTGGTGGTGTTAAGACTATATTTTCAAAATATTTTGATACAAATAATTATATTTATTTTGGGTTAAATGATTCAGGACAATTTTACACTACCTTAAAAGTAGGTGGGGCAACTCAGTCATGGACATCTACAACTGTGAGACAACTTGCAGGGGCCATTAACTCATTTGCTATAAGATATACCAACAATGCTGTTTTTATACGAGTTAACGGCGTTACTGTATTAACCTATGACCCTGTATGGATAGTTGCAGCCGATGGGTTACCGTTAACGTTTGGCGCACAAAATAATGGTTCTTATGCAAATTATTTTGACGGATATATTTATGATTTTTCTATTCACAATATGATTTATCCGTTTAATTATGAGATAGGCAGGACAAAAAACATGTCCTTAAATTCCAGGACACAAAAAGAAAAATGGCAATATAGAGGGCATACTGATTTGAATGGCTGTTATGATGTGTCTGAATATACCTATATCTATGCAAATGGTGTATTATATGGATATGGCAAAGAATATACAGCTGCAACTGGTATATCGATTGCAGTAAGAAAGACAAGTTATGATGATGGTTCTACATGGTCTGAACGTGTCGTTTTATTTGGAAATGGTGCAGGTGGCGAAAATAATCAAGTGCATCGGGGATGTTGTTTTATAGGCAATGATGGACTTTATCATTATTGTTATAGCGCAAAAAACACATCTGTAGTCGCCATTAATAATAAATTGAGGTGTTGTGATTCAGTTGATGGTGTTACATTTACTAACTTCAGGGATATTTTAAACCCATTTACTGGAGCAACAGGAGGCATTGAAAATAGTCGTTTTATTTGGGATGCAGCATTAAGCACATATATTGGGTTTGTTGATGTAGGCGGAGTAGCGGGAGTGGCATGGTCTGAATTTTATGTTGAAGGAGAAACATTAGATACTTTAGGGTATTACCACGAAGGAGCAGAGACATCATTACAGATTGCCGGAGGTATGTATGGAGCTTCGTGTATTAAAAAAATAGGTAACGAATATTATGTATGGGAACATATATCTTTAGGAGCAGGAAGTATTATTCCGACACAAGCATATTGTTTTAAAAGTTCAAATCCTCGCAATAATAGTTGGCAATTGGTTGATGAAATATTAGCATACGATGTGCCAAGATGTAGAGACCAATGGGCAGATTTATATATTTGCGAAAATACAGATAAAAATATTTCTATTTTATCTGCCGATGCATGTAAAAATTATGGGTCTCTCGAATTACAAAGTAGTATATTTACTTATAATGGATTATTAACGGATTTAGTTAAAGATACAATTTCGAGTATTAGTAAAACTAAAAATGACATTACTGTAATACCTTCAATTGCAATTGATGTTGATGCACAAGTATTTATTACAGCGGCAGGATTAACGGGCAACGATATAACATCAATAGATTTGTTATGTAAAAGATTGAAAGAAAATAAGTTGTGGGAAAGATTTCCATATATTTGGCCATTTATAGGGGGTTCTGCTGCCACAAATAAATTTCAATTAAAACGGCCAGTTGATTCTGATGATGCGAATAGACTTACATTTTATGGTTCGTTTACTCATAATGCAAATGGATTAATACCATCAGGTGCTTCTGGGACATATGCCGATCCTCATTTAACAGTTAAAAGTTTATATTATAATAATTATAGTTTTATATATGTAAGTCCTATAAATATTAGTACAGGTACTAATTATGGCACTGATATAGCAACGGCAGGAGGAGGTAATGTGTTTAGAACTTGTTATCAAGGGTCATATTTAACAAACATGGGTGGACAGGCTGCTAATTATGCCAGTCAGGCAACTTCAAAGGGTGTTTTTATAGCATCTGCATATGATAAGAGGTTAAATTATGCTATGCACAACAGGATTATAAGGGCATCTAATACAACATTTGCAGATCGAGTATTTGGCGGTGCTGCTTTAAATTTGTTTTGTTATACGGCAACCCAGCAAAATGCAATCAATCCATGCAGTTTGATTATTATAGGATTAGGATTAGATATTCAACAAGCAATAAAAAGTACAGATATATTTGAAGAGTATATGATTTCACGAGGATTAACAATTTAAAATAAAACATTAAATATATAATGAAAATTAAAGATTTGCCCTTATATATTATTTCTGGGATAGTAGTATTAGGATATTTATTTTTCCTTTTTATGCTTTTGTACCATCCTATTCCAGAAGTCAACAGAGATATACTTAATCAAGCTGCCGGAGCTTTATTAGGAGCATTTATTACTGTAGTATCTTTTTGGATAGGCAGTTCGGCTGGCAGTAAAAATAAAACAGACTTATTAAATAATAAATAGTATTAATTTAAAAATTATAAATTATGATTACGAACGATGTTTTAAAAATGGGTCAAATCGATCCTCCTCCACCGCCTCCTCCACCATCAAGTCCTAGACCTAAAAAACCTAGGCATTGAAATTAAGGATATGGAAGCGAATAGATTTGGTAGATTTAATTGGGATAATCCCTCCAATTTTATTTATTGTAATAATAAGCATATTTCATTATAAAAGCAATCCATCCGGCGGATGGTCTGTCGTATGGGTTTTAAGCGAGAATATGCTTTTATTGTCCATGTCTTTAACAATTATAGTGCTGTCTTATTCAGGTATTTTAAGGAATTTTTTTAAATACGTATTTGCCCCTTACTTTTTGGTAAAGTGTATTTATCATATATTTTGTTATTTACAGATATATATTATGCCTTATGATGCTTGGAAGAAATTTTGGATTGGGATTATCTTTTTAATATTTATATTAGGTTTTATAATTATTCTATACAAACATGATAAGTAGTGCCATTAAAGCCTGTATAGGCTATTTTATAGGAGTTGTAATATGCATTCTTTTTATGCTATTAATCGGAAGATTAAATGATTTACAATTTAATACATTGATTACGCCAACAATTGTCGGGTTTATTGGTTCTCTATTATTATGGTATAATGACTATACCAAGAAATTAAAAAAAGAAGAGCTTTCGGAAATAGACCGAAAAATTGCTTGTAAAGCGGAGGAAAAAATGGTACTCGATTTAAGGGATGATTTAAAATTAAAAGCCGATATAAAAGACATTACATATATACATAATGTATTAGAAAGAATAGTAATTAGAGAAGAGGCTAATGACAAGTCTCATGAAGAGATGCATAAGATGATTATTGAGATATGGCAATCTATTATTAATAAATAGAAGAAATAATGAATATTCGTATAGACCGATTGACTTTTGAAGAAGAATATACAATGGGGAGGGTGTTCATTAATGACGATTTTATATGTAATTCTCTTGAAGATAAGGTTCGTGAGTTAGGAAAAAACGGTGAAGGTAAAGTTCCCGAAAAAACAGCTATCCCTGCGGAAAAGTATAAATTTAGGATTACATTCTGGCCTAAATATCAAATTTGGACACCCGCACTAATAGATGTTCCGTTTTTTACCGGTATACGGTTACATTCAGGACGAAATGCAGAAGATACGCATGGGTGCATATTAATAGGGCAAAATACATTTGAGGGAAAACTAGAACATGGGTATAATACTTTTGAAAATTTCATGAAATATTTTAACAAAAATGAAAATGGTACGTATAATGATACTCTATACGAAATTGACATAATAAATAAAAAAGAGTAGCCATGAAAATAACTAAGTATGAATTAATCGTAACTATAATTTTGGTTGTGATATTTTTTTTCTTTATAAAAGGTATTATTTCAAATAACAAAAAACTTAAAGAAATAAAGAATTTGTATGAAACATCTCAGGACAGTACGCTTGTTTATCGAAATAAACTAGGACAACAAGTAGCTCATTCTTCTGTTCTAGAAACTTCTAATCAGAAATACTTACTTCAACTTAAAACAAATGATGCCCTTATTTTAGAACTACAACAATTATTAAAACAAGAAACTAAAAAAAGGCATGATATTGAAGTTGCTATCATAGTTAAAAGCAAAATCATATCTCATCTTGAAGATTCGTTAACAAATGTTATAACTGGGCAAACAATAGAACATAAAGGCGATAGCACTTTTATTTATCCTATTTATAAGCATGTAGTAAAAGACGACTGGACTTATGAAATGATTCAGATAGGGAAAAGCTATTTTTGGAGGGACTTGACTGTAAGAAATGATTATAATATAGTAATAGGAAGCGAACCGGCAGGACTATTTAAGCGCAAACAATTTGCTGAGATAACTAATTTAAATCCAAATGCCGAAACAGGAGCAATGAAAGTTTACCAGAAAAAAGAGGCTAAAAGCGACTTCTTTCCGCTTGTAATAGGAGGCTTAACAGGATCGTTAATTATGTTTTTGATAAAGTCCTTATAGTTTCAAAACAATCTTTAAAAACTTTCCGATTTTAGTGTATCAATTGACTTATAATCAATTCAAATTTAGTACTTACGTATATATAGTAGTTATGTGGCATTAAAAGAGCCACGCTTTGACAATTTCGTATAGGTTTAATTTTAAGTGATACGAATTAATTATCACGAAAACTCCAAATACAAGTCCGATAACTGAATTTACCCAATGTAATGCCGTATATGCTGGGCTAAATTTAAACAGCTTACTTATTGGAGCTATTGCAATAAAATTAAAAGCAATTATCGCAATAAAAGCAACCCAATTAAAAGTTAATAAACCTGCAAACATCCATAAGGTAAATAGTAAACTTGGAAGTCCTCGACTAATTAAAACGTCTTTGTAATCTTGCGGATATTCATCCCACTTTTTGCCTTTGTTTTGCTTATTAAGCTCTTTAAATTTTTTAGATTTTTCAGTGTATTCAACTGGGCTTATTAGCCAAAGAACTTCATGTATTATAAAGCAAATTCCGATAAAATAAAAAATGTGTTTCATTGTTATAATTTTTAAGTTATTAATATTCAATAATTAACGCCACATAACCCGCGGTCATACGCAAAACGGGGTTTCCGTTCTCGTTGGATAAGGTATCTGTTTGCAAAGTGTCGTTCATCGTATTTAGTTTATCTGTTAATAATCCCCGTTCAGCGCATACCGCCACCGTTATAGGGCATTTAAAACAAGCTTCGGTTCAAGTTCAGTAAATGCCTCGACTGTTATACCTTCTTTTAATTGCCATTCAGCATCATCATAGTATTCAATAGAATACACATAATTGTTATAAACTTTAATTATGCACATATAATGAATACCATTGTAATTAGGCTCATTTTCTGGATATTTTTTAAAAACTTCATTTATATTCATAACTTAAAAATAAACACCCTATAACAATAGGTCATAAAACAGCAGGGCGTATTTGCTATTCGTAACCTTTTGCATCTAATTGATGTAGTCTTTCTCGATATTTGTTTTTTAAATATCCTTTCTTTTGAAAAAACAAATCCCAATTTGCTGTATATTTATGGTCTTCATTATAAGCTTCTCGATGATCAGAATCCCCATGGTCTAATAGCCTATGTTCCTCTGGAGACATAAGCATGATGTTTTCTTCTTCTATTATAAATAGAGGGTAATTTTTTTTATCTAGTACATGCGCGAACAGCCAAATAAAAAAAGGTGTATTGTAGTATTTATCTAAAGGCCCTCCGCTTAATTCTGACACGTGAGGCCTAGTATTCCATATTTGGTCAAATAATGCTAATTGGCCTGTATTCTTAGGAAGGATGACTTTTTTAATTTTAGGCTTCCATTTGTAATGAAACTTACAAATACCATGACTGAAAACAGGATTGCTACAATTTGGATGAGTGCAAATTTTCATTTAATAGCTGGTCTATGATAACAACTATAGGTAGGCATTAAATCTGATCCTAATCTTATTTCATGATATAAGATAGGGCTTATATTAGTAATTGTGATGTACTTATCTTTATCTATATTTAATATCCCCCACAAAATACCGTCTGAAGAGATTAAAAAATCGGATATATGTATTGGAGCATCTAGTTTTATTTTTAATGTATATATCCATTTTACTTCCGGAATTATTTTGAATATTTTACAAACTATACGTTGAATGAAAGTCAAGTTTAATACCTTAACTATACCTTCGGTATTTTGATAAGTTATTTTAAAAATGTTTTCCATAAATATTTAATTTTTATTTATTGGTTTAAAATTATCAATGTTAATTTTATTTATGTTAATCAAATCGTCACTAATCAGTCCTTTTCTAAGTAAAAATTTAACTTTCCATTTAACAACATCTCTTTTAGCTTTACTTAATTTACTTGTCTTATTTTGAATCAATTTATATTCCTGAATGACATCGAGAACGTCTTTGTCTATTTCTTGTTTTTGTTCTATTTGTTCCTGTTTTGGTATCAACCAAAATACGGCGAATATTACGCCCATTGCCGTTATTAATAGTAGAAACGTCGTCATATTTATTTTAATAAAATGTTAACTCCTCGTTTTTTTGGGATTACTTTTCCTAGTACTTCTTCTATTTCTTCGTTTGTAACACATTCGTGCTTGTTACAAAGTCCAACTTTATAATTATTAGTATCTCTAATAATAGTGGCTTTACTTAAGCAATAAGCACAAAGTTCCTTAGTTATTTCTAGCATTTAAATAAATCTTGTATAGTTACTTTTTCGCTTTCGGGAGCTATCTCCCATTCTAAAAAGTCTTTTTCAGTTACTTCTACAGGGCAAACAGGACTTAGCCCGTATCTTTTAGTGCTTAGGATAACGCCTGTTTCGAAAAACCCTTTAAATATTCCTATTTTGCCTGTTTTAGGGTCAATAACCTTGGCGTTATAGGGGTCTTTTAAATCTTTTATTTGCATTGATTTTTATTCAAAGTTAAATAGTATGTGGGTAATAATAAAATAATAAGATATGTTGTGCAACACTTTTAGAATTTAAGTCCTATTTTTTCTGATTTATCTAGTTCTTCTTGCACTTTATCTAGTATTCTTGTATTAAACACAAGATCATGTCCTTTAATTTGTTCTACGCATTTAATTATCTTTTTATAACAATCTTCTAGCGAATCTCCAGCAGCGACTATGTCTAACGCTTCTGAAGATTGAGAAGGCTGAGGAATTAGGTAATACGTTCCTTTAGATTTCATTCCAAAACGAAACTTAACGTTATTTCTTATTTCTTCTGGGAAGTAAATGGGCAAAAAATTTTCTCTGAGGAAATCTGAATTACCAATTAGGATCACTCCATATTCATGAGTAAATTCAGGTTGAATTAAAATACCTTCTGCCCCAGACCAAATTATTTGGGCTAAGTTTTTTATCATTATTAATTGTAATGACAAGGGGGGTGCTCCGGCCCTACAGGTCTGATCTATAACGTAAGGGACTTTCTTTTTATCTATCCTAATTTCATTAGAATAAAAGTTACAATATTGTTTTTCCTTAAAATACCAAGACAAATTATCGGTACATAATTTTATTGGTTTTGGCAATTTAGCGTATTCAAATACTTTTGCTGCATAACATTGGTCCTTAATCTCGATACCGCTCAATACCTTGTCAGGTATTTGGCCGTCTATAATAATAGTATCTATACCAGTTTCTACAATACAATCAACAGGAGTTTCTACAATAAATTCTGTTATCTCTTTTATGGCCCCTAGCTCATTTTCAAGATGAGTTAATAACGGTTCTGATAGTTTATAGGTATCGTGCTTAAAACTCTCAAACAAACCTCTCCAATGGGATATTTTAATATAAAGTTTATCATGTGATTTTAAGTATTCTTTTAATTTAGTTATGCCTTTTATTTTGATGGTTTTATTTACAGGCATATTGCTTTTGGTCATTATTCTTTTAGAATCATATCGATCTAATTCTAGCCATTGGCCTTCGCCAGAACCAAACACCCGCTTACCCATAGATCGAAGCAATCTTTCTATGTCCGAAAAGTAAAGTTCGGGGAAAATGAAAATATCAACTTTATCGAAATTGTAGTCTGAATTTTTATCTGAAGTAGAAAATAAGTAATCAATAGAATTTATTTCTTCAAATCCTACGCCAGATAATTCAGGAAATCTATCGGGGAACCCTCCGTAATTCCAAGGTGTAAAATAGTAAACTTTTTGGAATAATTTAGATAACGTGATAGCTAATTCTACGAACAGGCCGCAATCACAAACAACGGCTATTTTATTTTTTAAATTTTCCATTATATTTCATAATTTTCGTAATAATCACTCCATTCCAATCCCATCTCATAACATAATTGCCTTTCTATATTTTCAGCAAAACGATGTTCTCGACGATATATGCAATCTGGCTCATTACCTGCATCGTCTGCCTTTCCGCCAACTTCTTGAACCTTTCTATCAAACGCATCTATGTCCTCCTCTTTAATCCCTCTCATATTTGTCAAGTGTTGTTCTATCATCTCGTGAAGTGCAATTAGCCAAGCATGATCATAAGAGGCTTCATCTTTTAAGTATGCCTTAATTATTATAACATCTTTATTTACAAAATAGTAGTCTCCAATGCCGCCATTTCTTATCTCATTAGGATTATTTGTAAATTGTATACGTATTTCTTTCATCTAGCAAAGGTATGTATTTTTATATTGGATTTATGCACCCAAAAGTTTCTATCATTATCCTGTCTATAGACCAATGCAAAGTCTGGCCATCTTTATGTAAGTGTAAAAGGTTATTAGTAGGTGTTTTTTTAGATCCTTTCATTAAGATTGTTTTGCCTGATTTCCTTTTTATCATTCTCGTCATACTTCTTACGTTTCTTAGTGTAGAAACTTGATAATATCCTTCATAGCCAGGAATATCTTTCCAAGTTTCCTTTAGGATATTTTTTAAGTTTTCTATGTCTTCCGAATCCTTAGCATATAAGCTTGTCATTGCAATAACCTTTTTTATGGCTGCGTTTACAGAAGTTCGAGTTCTTCCTGCTAATTTTAGCCCTATCTCATCGTTTGACCCAACCTTAAACGCCTTACATAAAAACATTGCTTTTTGTCGGGCCTGGACTATTTCTCCTTTTTTTGTGGGAATGTTCAGCTCCCCAGGAACCATATTAAAGTATTTTTCAACTTCATTTTGTATTTTATCTATAGTTACTATCATAAATTAATATTTAAGTTTTTGATCACAAATCTTTAAAATTTAATCGTGCACAATATTAATATTTAAATAATTATATGTAAAATTTTATATATAATAGTTATGTGTAACCTTAAACGGCTACCGTGGATAGTCTTTCCTTAATCTGATTTGAGTTCAATATTTCGTCAAATCTAATAATAGAATCAATCATCCATTCATAACCACAAAAACCAGCAGAGTTTTTTCTTCTTTTATTGGCTTCTTTGGCATCAACTTGTTCAATCCTAACATTTGCACCCCAACCATCACCAAAGTTATAATAATGGCTTTTACTTGGTGGAGTATTACCAATTTCTCGTCTGGTAAAAAAGCCTTCATAAATCGGACTTGTTTTAGCATCTTCCATTATTTTGTCAGCAGTTTTATTGTCGAACTTTCTAATAACAAAATATTTGCGTTCTGCGCCTGTCCATTTACCATTCCAACTACCTACATTTGGCATCGTTAATTCAAAAGATAATGTTTTCATTTTTATAGTTTTAAGTTATTGATAATCATAATAAAAGGCTACACATAACACGCAATATAGTGCATGTGGGCTGTATCGGTTATTGAAAGTTTCTACATTCTATTATCGTTTGTGGTGGTTTGATAGGTCGGTGCTATTAATCCCACACGACACCATATTGCCACCGTTAGCGGTTATTAAGCCAGCCATACACCAACCTGCGAAATTCTGCATCTGATTGTGTGCATCGTAATTTTTGAACATCTAATTTAGATAAGTCTGGACAATAAGCTGTTATTAATGCTTTCCAGCAATCCCTATAAGTTTGAGCCTTTGCATGAAATTTTATAGAATGTTGTTCCAATTTAGCTGTATCTCCAAGTTCATCGTATTTTCGTTGAAGTCCCTGCCAACTATTAATAAGTTCTTCAACTGCTTTTATTCGCAATTGCTTATTTAGTTCATTTATTTGCTCAGAATAACTAAGTTCAGACGTATCACAATTAACATCCGCCTTAATAGGCGTGTACCTTGTATTTTTAAGTTTGTGCGTTCCCATAAATTTAATTATTTAAAATATTCACACGTTTTACAAAAGTTTTTACTCTTAACAAAGCGACTGCACGCAGATTTATATGGCCAATTACAGATTTTTATTTTAGTAATATCTCCATTAAACCTCCAAATCTGCTGCATGTGGTCAAACCAAATCTGTATATTATCAACAGAATAATTGTTTTTTACGCAATATTCATCTATTTCACTTATAGTTGGTTCTTTATCAGTCATGCCTTCAATCCACATCTCATGCGGTTGAGTTCTATATGTTACATTTTCATCTTGTATATTCATAATATTTTGATTTAAAATAAATAATAACAACCGCTAACACCGTATATAAAACATGGCTTGACAGGTTCGTGCTTACTTGAAACATTCGAGCAAAGCCACGTTTCATATACGAACCGTTAGTTGCCATTTAAAGAAACGTATTCATCGAGAAGTTCCAAAGCAACTTTAAGTTTATCGTAACCTATTTTTGAAATTACTTTATTGATAAATAAATCACGATTTGTAAAGTCAGCACCTTGTTGGTATAAGTGAAAATTAATAGGATAAAACTCTTCATCATCACAATCATTTTCATCTAAATAACCCCCAAACGTTTCGCATAAATATCTTGCGATTTCAACTGAATTTCCCCACATTCCTAAACTTAACCAAACCCCTGCAATACCGTTTTCACGTTCACAACTATTTGTAAAAGATATAGCAATGTTTCTTTTGTCTTTACCATCTTCAAAATTTACATACATGAAATCAGGTGCAGTTGCTCTAATTTCAGCATTACCATATTTTACAGCAATAGCATCTTTTATTTGCTCAATTGTTGTTCCTTTGCGAAGAATCGCTTTTGTATCTACTCCCATTGTTTTGTATTTTAAATTATTAATAATCAAATAAATAAAAACGGAAACTAACACGTGCTATATGCCAGTTGGGTTTTATCGGTATTTGAATCGTTCTGCATCTAATTTAGTTTTGTAAAGTTTGACAAATACGTGCTTCGTAATCCCAACCGGACACATAGCACCACCGTTAGCAAACATATTAAGAGCCGAGTAATTTGATACGAATCCACTTATAAAATGTGGTTGTGTCGGGTAAATAAAATTTGCCTTCGGGATGTGGATTTTCTTTCCTATATAAATCTTCTAAAGGTTTTAGTTCTTTAGTTGGTCGGGTAAATAGATTTTGTATTTGGTCACAATTTTGCTCAGAGTATTCATCCATTGCGGATAATAAGTTTTTTGATAAATATTCATTTTCAAACTTAAACACTTCAAAATCAAATCCATTTCTATCTAATATTTGTTCTTTAGTTCTAATTTTTGCCATAATGTAAATATTTAAAGATTAGTTAAACTCACTATTAGGTTCAATAAACGAATTCGGGTCATAGTATTTATCTGATTTGCTTAAATACTTGCTATCGTCTTTGTAATCATAAATTTTTGTAAGCGATTCGTTGTATCCAAAATAAACAGAACCTGTTTTGCCTTCTTTGTTTTTAGCTATTATAAGTTCGCCACGGCCTTTTGTATTGACACCATTTTCGTCTTCTAAAATTCCGTACTGTTCTGGCCTATATAATAACAATACAATATCTGCATCACCTTCAATTTGTCCTGATTCTCTTAGGTCGCTCATCATTGGCCTTTTGTCACTCCTAGACTCCACAGAACGATTAATTTGAGAAAGTATAATAACAGGAACGTCTAATTCCTTTGCCATATTTTTACACTCTCTGCTCATAGCGGCTACCTCTTGTTCTCGATTACTATTCTTAGTCATTCCCTCTCCTTTGGCCAATTGCAAATAGTCTATTAAAATCATTGAACATCGTCCTTTTTTCTTTAGTATCCTAGACTTGCTCTTTATATAACTAATAGATATAGTTGACTTGTCGTTTATTACTATATCATACTTAGACAATTCGTACCTAGCATTAGAAATCATTGTCCATTCATGAGGCTCCATATACCCCATTTTATAATTATCGTAACTTACCCCAGCCTCTCCGGCAAGAATCCTATCAGCGATTTTAAGTTTAGTAGTCTCTAATGAATATAAATTGGGCACACCTCCATTCTTAGCACATTCTTTCATGATAGAAATCGCCATAGCTGTTTTGCCCATCGACGGCCTAGCGGCAAGTACTATAAGTTCTCCCCCCTGCCAACCTCCTGTATATTCATTTAATATAGTGAGAGGGGTTTTTATGCCAATAACTTGGCCTTTTTTTCTTAGAACTTCCCGTTCGGCAGCTTTATCCTCTGCTTCCTTTAGTAGTTTTGCAAACGTATCATTATTACTAGTCTCACCTAATATTTTATTTATAGGTTCGTCTATAGAATTAATAGAAAAACTCACTAAATCATCTATGTCAACAGAGTCATCGAAAGCTTTGTTCATTATTTCATGGCCAGCTTTTATTAATTCTCTTTGCAAGTACTTTTGTTTTATAACACATGATAAAAAAAGAATATTATCACTTATCTGGCTTTTTGCTAATAATGAACCTACGTAATATCGGCCTCCTACATCTTCTAGTTCGTTGTTTTTATTTAATTGTTCACAAGTTGTTAATAAATCTACAGGGTTATTTTTTGAGTTTAAATCTAATATTGCTTTAAATATTTTTTGGGTACAATCTTTGTAAAAATATTCTGGCTTCAGATCTATAGCTTCGTCTAAAAGAGAAGAGTCATAGATTATGTCTCCCAATATAGACTCTTCTATTTCTATGCACGAAGGAGGAACTTTATTTAGAATCATAATTTAGTCTTGAGGTTAGTAGATTAGTGGCAATTTTTTTTTGAACAGGAATTTGTTGTCGTCCGTAATTATTATCTTGTCTTTCCCAGGTTCGTACTGCCGCTTTCCAGTCTTTCATTTTATTTCTACCGATCATCCAATTTTTTGCTTGGTAAAAGTCAACCCATTTTTCAGGATCGACATTGTTCGCCCTTTCTTTACAATAAACTGTCACTTCATCTATAGTAGGAGTAATAAAAATAGTCCTTGCTTTATATATATTCGGTTCGGGGAAAACTATATCACAATTGCATTCTACAACCATGGGAGAGTGTATTTTTTTGCAAACTGGACATTGCCAACCTTGAGGAATTTTTTTCATAGTCTATTATATTGGTAACTGTATTTTGGATAATGCCATATTAGACACATGTGTATATATTTCAGTAGTCTTTGAACTACTATGCCCTAATATTTTTTGAATGTATCGAAGGTCAACACCCGATTCTAATAAAGCAGTTGCAGAACTATGTCTTAATAAATGAAAATGATATTCTTTCCCTAAATAATATTTAACTAACTTATTACAACTTTCAGATGAATATTTAATTTTAAATTGCCCATTAAACAAATATTCTTTTGGCTTAAAGGCTCTATAATATTCCCTGAATAAATTTAAAATATTTTGTGAAAGTGGAACTATTCTATCCTTTCTTCCTTTAGCTTGTCTTATTGTGATTAACATTCGCTTTGAGTCAATATCAATAATTTTAAGATTAATCACTTCACTAACACGTAATCCAACTGAATATGCAAGAGATAGTATTGATTTGTGTTTTAGATTTTGAATTTTGCATATCTTAGACAATAAAAATTCTTTTTCAATAACTTGTGGCAGATGTTTTTCTTTTCTTGGTCGCTCAAATGAAACTTTATCGTATTTTTTATTTAAAGTTTTTTCATATAAAAATTTGATTGCATTAATAATTTGATTTTGTTGGCTTATGGAAGAAAAGTTATAATTATTCAAATAAGATTTAAAATCATTTGCTATTAAATGTTGTGGATATTTATTAATATTAATTAAAAACTTTTTTATATAATGAATATAAATTTCAATTGTTCTTTCGGAATAATTGAAATATTTAAGCTTTTGAATGCAAATCTTTAAAATTTCATCATGCTTAGTTTTCATAATTAAATAATTATGTGTCAAATTTTATATATAATAGTTATAGGCAATGCTAAGAACCGCCTTCGAGTTTATTTATCCTCGCTTCAAGCGCTTGTATGGTTTGCCATAAATTATGAATTTCTTCTTCATTTGATGGTCGTTGCTGTTCATGCAATTGTCTTTCTAAATCGTTTATTTTCTTTTGATTAAAACGATTGTCAATTTCATTACATTGCGACATTTCAGCATTTATCGCATCGTTTAAGTTCGGATAATAAGTTCCGTATAAATCATATCCACCTGCCATAATTTATTGATTTAAAAAGCACTGCCTATAACAATATGTATAGTTAATGGCGGGTGCTGTGGTTAATATTAAGTTTCTACTTTTCATTTACTTTTGTGCGTTTTGATAGGTTCGTGGTATTCAATCCGCCACTAACCATACATTTAACGTTATGCGTAATTAAACGCACGTTCCATTTTTGCAGTCTTTATAAGTTGCAAATTTTCTCGCTTTAGTTTCCTCAATTGATTCTAATTTTACCGTAAACCCTTCGTTTGTGAGTTCAGTAAATTCTTTTTCGGTTTGCTTACCAATATAATCAATGTGAGAAGCTAATATAAATCCTTTGCATTTTTCGCAAATAGCTACTTTTGAAACTTTGCCTTCTGTTCTCATTTGTCGTTATCTCCTTTAATTAATTCTAATTGTCCTACGTAAATATCGCCACAATCAGTTTTAAAGTCTATTTTATGTTTTTTCAAAATAGTTCTAATACTAAATGGGCATAAGCATTCGTCTGGTTCTTTTACTTTTTTAGAAACATCAAAACCAAAATGTTCTTTAAATTGCCTTGGGGTTGTTATTTCTTTTTCACCTCTATTTATTACTACAATTTTACACATATTATTGAGTATTAATAATTAACATACGCATAACACCGTATATAAAACATGGCTTGACAGGTTCGTGCTTACTTGAAACTGTGAAACAAAGCCACGTTTCATATACGAACCGTTATAGCCAATTTAAGGAATGAGCCTTTCTATCAGCATTTTTTTGATTAATTGACCATAAGCTATTTTCACCGTAAAAGAATTTCTTCAATCCTTTTGCTCTATTAAATTCGTCTTCGTCTCTTACTTTAATTTCAGGTTCTGGCAAATCCATTATGTTTATCATTGGTGTTGCCATCGCCGCAAGTGCAGTTAACATGGCTAATTTTCTCATTTTTGACATATATTTTAATTTAAGTTGTTAATAATAAACTGGCTATAACAAGCGGTTTACGCAACCACCGTTTTATCTGTAATTTTAAAGTTTTCAGCATTTTATTAAGTTTTTAACGTGTGATAAATTCGTTATTATAATCGGTGGCTTCGCAAACCGCCGACCGTTAGTTTATTCTTTTCCTTATCTCTTTAATTTCAATATCAGGATATAATTTAAATACTTCTTTTTTTACATGCGTAATCTCAATGCCATTATTAAAAATAAGCCCATAATCATGAACAATCTTTCTTACTTCGAATAAACTGTTAACTGGCCTTTCAATCATATTGAAATATTGAACCCTGGTTTTGATTCCTATTTTTTCGCAAAGATCAAGAAGGGTAAAATACGAATCGTAGCTAATTGCAGGTACTTTAGTCCGGACCATTTCTTGTTTTAATAACTCCTGTTTTTCTTCTTTAGTTAGCTTGGAAAATGATGTTCTCATGGTTGTTTATTTTGCATTGATGAGTAATTTGCATTTCTATTCATCTCTTTAGCTTGAGATATAAAAGTCCTCATTAATTCCATTTGATACTTACACTCTTTGTCTATCTCTGTAATCCAATTGACTAAGTAATTGTAATCCTTGCAGGCCGAATCAACAAGCTTATTTATAGTAGCCGGGGTTAAATGTTCTTGCAATTGTTTTTTTAGCAAATCCATAATTTCGCTTTTAAGCAATTCGTCTTTATGATATTTACTATCCGCAAGCATTTTCCCAGTCCTAGCCATGAGACCGCCAAGCTCAGCAGCCCTATCGGAACATTCTTTGCCTGAATCTACGTTATATCCTATTTTAAGATATTCGTGTACTTCTTTAGCTTCTTCAAAGAGTTCTTCGGGCAAAGTTATATTGTCGGGTTTAAACATAATTATAAGCTATTTATTAGTTCTTCTTTACTATGGAAGCAATGTCTTTCTTCGACAATTTTACAGTCGTAGCCGCCATTTATATTTACATTTAAATATAGGTCTGTGCCAGTTAACCCCTTTCTAAATGTTACTTTAATAGAATCAATAGGAAATTCAGAAGCCTTGCCATCTAAAATAGTCCAAACTTTATCAGACACGTTAAATTTAGTTTCTGTTTTCATTGGTTCGATATTAGTTTATTAAATTCGATTAAGTCATTTAATTCTTTTGACGTTTCAGTCCACTCTTCTTCCAAAGTCTTACTAATTATTTCCGGTTTTTCGCCAGCTTTAGTAGTTCCTTGAAACGATTTACTAATAGGCGAGGGAAAGTACGACGCAGATGAGTTTAAGCAAATACCAAGCCTCTTTGCGGCTTCTAATGCTATTTTATCAGAATCCTCTTTATTCAAATACTTAAATTCAAATGTTGGGGACTTTGATTCATTCCAGTCTTTTGTCCTTACGATAGCTGTATTATCTGCTTGAAAATCATAGGTGGCATTCCACATGAAATTCTCACATGCAATTTGTTCTAATTGATGTCCTGAAATTTGTGAAGAAGTTTTGATATTGATAGTCGTATTTACAAAAGCTCCTTTTTCGGTAGGACGGCACGAACATACAAGGTCTATTGGGGTAGCTATTTTCATAGTTTCCCAAATGCACGGAGTTTCAATAGCATATATTTCATGAACACGTTCGTGAATAAACTGAAGCAAAGAAGCTACATGTTTACAATAATCGTATGACATGTTCTTAATAGTTTTCATGTCAGGTTCTATGTTTTTAGCCTTATAGGCATTTATAAAATATTCATACGACCTATCCTTTTCTTCGCCCCAATCTATACAGCCTTTTTCTTTAATTGTAACTAATGACATATGCAATAATGACCCAAAATCAGCTGTCATGTCAACGAAATCTTTAGTGTTCTTTTCTCCAAAACTATCTATCATCGAATTTCTCCAGCCAGTTAAACGCTTAGCATCAGGATCGCCTTTAAAAGTGGCTGCGGACAATGCCCCGGTCAATCCTGAGTAATACTGAAACGGCTGTTCTTGAATGTAAATCCTAAGCCCGTTAAAATTGACACGGAACATTTTAAGGAACGTGCCAATTTTTAACAAGTTTTCAACTTTCTCGATATTGGTTATTGATCCCATTATAATTTATTGATTTATAGGTGTTTGCTCAAAAAGGTAAATCGTCTGGCTCATTACTAATGTCAGGGGCGGCGTCTTCTATGTGAGACATATTTGGCTCCGCATTTTTACTGTTAAAGTGATTAGCAAAAAATTCATCAAATTGCGCTTTTAAAAACTTCTTAACTTTAATAAAGTATATCTTAGCGTCATCATCATCCTTAAAGTTAACGCCTTCTCCTGAAGGGAATTTATGCAATAGTTTCCAGGTTCCATCGGCTTGTTTTTGTTCATAATAAGAGCTTATTTTTTGACCATCTTGCTCTATCGATAGTCCGGCCCTCCTTTTGCCTAATTTGTCCACGAAGTCATAGGCCGTTAGCTTTACTTTATTTGTCATATCTAAGTTTGGCAACTTCTTTAGGAAGTCGATGCAATTGCGATTAGTTTCCGATAAAGATAACTGATAAGTATCAGCAACGTCATTTAATGTTATTTCAAAAGAATTGCCATACTGCTTATCCTCTTTATAAAAAATATTTTCAATAGTCCCACTTACAAAGTCGTGCTCTATCGCCCATGAGTCGGCTCCAGCTTGGGTTTGTCTTTTTACTGCGCCAGGCGTGTCTTTTTCCACCTTTTGCCTGTTTTCCAACGACTTCTGCCTTATCTTACCAAATCCAACTGTTAAATAAATCTTTGATGTTCCATTGTGTGATCCTAGCATAATATTAAGTATTAAATTATTAATTATAATAAATTCTCTTACTCACCATCGGGGTCATATTCTTTTTCTTCCTCCTCGACTTCATCTTTATCCCACCAAGGAGCATCTAAGTCGTAAAAAGAACCGATAGGATAGCTGTCCATAAATAGCAATTTTTAACAATTCAAAATTACCTAATTTTACCCAACTTTTTCATTTTACGTATATGTTGTGTAACATCTTTCTTCGCCATATTTAATAATTTTTTATTAGTTATGGCACGGTCTTTAAATTGCTTAAAATCTTTAGTTTTTCTTTTTATCAAAGATTGGAATACGCAAATGAAATAATCGAATTTTTCTTTATTTAAAGAGTAGCGGGCCATAAAGCTGTTATTGTGGGACTCAAACTTTATGTTGCTGGTATTGCTCACAAAAACAAAAAAGCCTTTTTCTGCCAATGATTTCATTGTATTATTTGCAGTGGTTTTATAAGCCATTTTATTTAAATGCTTATAAGAGATAGCCGCCAAATCCTTTTTAGTAAAAATATTATTAAAATTTTTATCGTTTTGCAAGCAAACAACGGCTAGTAAGTAGTTTAATTCTACATTACTTATTTTAAAAAAGAAATGTAAATCTGACAGTACAGATTCTGATATAAGATAATTTTCTGTGAAATTAAGTGGTGTTTTCATAGTTTATTCATTATCAATTATAAATTCAACTTTATCTATTTTTAACCGTTCTGTTTTTCTTTTTGCAGCTGCCGGATAAGATATTTTTTCACTTATCGAATAATTGGTTAAAGTTTTTAACCCTAAAATAATAGAAATATCTTGAACAATTTTAATAAGTTATATATTTTCAACCTCACAATTATGTACACAAAACATTAATCTGTCGTATATTAATTCGCTTCTTGTCATCATGGTTTAAAATTTTAAACTGTTGTAATAAGATAGTTAGCACCTATTTAATGAATCCAGCTCGTTAAATCGTGCCTAACCGATTGAAATGCTTTTACCATTCCATATTCTTTTGTGCATTTTTTACACCGATAATTAATTTCCTCTGTTGAAACTTCGCTATCTGGTACAAAGCATTCACTTGCTCCGCCTTTTTTCTTAAACTCTTGGCTATTTATATATCTCCCACATTTGTCGCACCGAATATCATAATAAAGAACAGGTGCTAACACACGGTCATCAGCAATATCTGCCTTGCCTTGTGGATTGTTTTCTGCTAATTCTGTCATTTGTTTTTCAATTTAAATTTGTGAAGCAAATACTGCTGATACCGTCATCGTTAGCGTTCATACTAAGACCGTGCGTAACTTGCAAATTCCGAACCTCTATCACAAAATGATTTTACCATTGAGCAAACTAAGCCAAATGACATTCCAGAGTGTCCTTGTCCTTCAATAATTCCTTTTGCAACTTCCAATTCACAACCAGCATTCAATTCTTTTACTATGTCCAGTGTTGCTTTTAATTCCATACCTCTGTATAAATCTCCCAATCTTATGGGAACGCATTCTCCCCAAGTTTCGTGGTATTTTTCGGCAAGTATATCTTTCCCTTTTTCAATCCATTCTTTTGTTAATTCTGGAATGGCTTCTTTGTGTTTTCTTTCTTCATCTTTGTATCGGTCATTGTCCGCTTTCATTTCAGCATCAAATTCCGCTTTAGTTTTCCCTGTAATTTTTTTAAAAGCAAAATCCATATCATCAACATCGGAGTATAGTATTTGCCCGTTAAATGTGCCACAAACTAAATCTTTGTGTCTTTTAAGTTCTTTTACTGCTTCTTCAATGGTTTCGCCAGCACTAAATTCAATTTCTCTGTAATTTGTTTTCATATTTTGATATTTAAAAGTTTAAAATTCGATTAATAAAAAGGCAGCCGATAACACGCAATAAAGCCCATTTGGCTGCGTAGTTTGGTGGTAACTTGACAAGTTTGTACAAGCCAAACGTGCCTTATTGCCACCGTTATAAGCCATTTAAAGAAGCCCGATTGTCCTTCTCAGATTTATCAATAGTTACTCCAATTATCTCATAAAATTCTTTATACTGAAAGGTTTCAATATACTTTTTAGCATCTTTCTTCCTGAAAAATAACAATCCTGCAAAAACTTTATCTCCATCATAAAAAGTAATTTCTGTGTCAAATATCATGTTTTGCCAAATTGATTTCCCATTGCGTTTTATTGCAAATGCTCTCATAATAAAAATAATTAAAACGGCTTATAACACAGTGTATAGCCAATTAAAGCTGAGTATATCGCCATTGTTCATAACGTTAACGTTATATATTAAAATTTTCAAATTTATGAAGATATCCTTTGATAGTCGCGTTCCCATCAGTAGCATTATCTCCGGTAAGAATAAAGTTTTTAACCCCGCCTACTCCGCCCAAATGTGAAGCGGCCAGCATCCCAGATAAAGTTATTTTTACACCCCTAATTGTCTTGCCAATATATTTTGTAAGGTTGTTGTATGCTAATATTTGCTTATTTCTTTCTAATAACCTAATCACACATTCTTTTTGTATTTTTCTGGAATTTAGAAATTGTCTTGTCGTTCCTTTATATCCTATATCTTTTAGTGCGCAATCCATTAATTGCCAACGTCCCATAGCCCCTACACTATTTACTATTATCCAGGGATTATTAAATCCTTTGTAAGGGTAATACGTCGAATCTTTTGTTTCTTCAAAGGCTAATTTTTCAAGGAATAATTCTAATTCTATTTTATCAATCACTTTTATTATTTTTATAATGTCATTAGTATTTGCTATGTCAGGAGCGTAAAGCTTAAAAGAAAAACAAAACAAAGCAATGGGTAGAATTAATTTCAAAATATTCATAATTAATTTTTTAGTTAGTACTATTTTGTCGGTTCAAAATTACTTAAATTAAACTATAATTAATTATTGTTGTATATGTTTTAAAACATTGCTTTGTTTTGGATAATTAACTGTAAAACAAGATTGCCGAATCGTCGAAAGGTATCGGAGTAATTAATTGCTGATGCCAATGGGTAGATAGATCTAAAAAACATTGGTAATCTAGTTCTGATAACGTCCCCTTGGCCTTACTTTGTATTTCCCTACGCTCTTGTCTATTATTAGCTTTGCGGTAGCTAAAGAATAATTCGTCAATAATTGCCTGGTTCATTTTGTTTATTTTTAGTTATTGATTTAAATATGAAAATTTTATTTTATTGCCTTCTATGAATGTAAATAAAAAATGCTCTTGCGTTTTTTTTATTTGTGATCGGAGTATTTTGAAATATTTCATTCTCACAAGATACTTTCTAAAAATAACGCTACCAGTAGAAGGGTCGTAAGTTGTCAAATGTTCCATATTTTGCGTATTTAAGGTTTAATTACAAATCTTTAAAAATATATCTTTTATAATATTGACTTTAAAGTAATTGTAATATAAATTTTATATATAATAGTTAGCACCAATTCAAAAAACATCGGTGCGTTTTTTCAAATGCTTGTTGAACTTTAATCATTACCTCATTTGGCGTATTCCCGAATATATTGCAATTACCATAACCTAAATTAGCATCGTATATATAAGGGAAATTACAACAGAATTTATCAACTGTTGAAGGCACGGAAGCACTAGCGCACCCCTTTTGATTTATGTAAGCAAATGGAACTAATATTGATTTGCCAAAGTTTTTATATTCTGGCATTACTTTCGTTTTTACTCTCAAATATCCTCGTATTTGCCATCTACCAATATTATCAGGAGTTAAATCTATTTCATCATTAATTGTTACCTCTTTACATGCCTGTAAATAATGATAACGCCAAATAATGACAGGGCCAGAACTGGTGCTAACACCGCATAAAACCAATAAAGGTTTCAGTGCTTTTCGAAGGTTTGTAATTCTATTTAAGTGTTTCATGTATTGATAATTTAGTGTTTCAAAATCCTTTACTTGTCTTATGCAAACCGTTACAGGCAATACTACCACACTGCATATTTGAGAATGTGTGCAATAATATCAACTGTCCAACCATCGCCTATGCAATCATACGCCTCATCGTAATTTAGTACGGAAGTATAGCCAATAGGCAATGTTTGTAATTTTTCAAGTTCATTTTGTGAAAGATAGCGATATATGCCGTCTTTCAATAAATAATTTTCGTTCCATTTTCTATGTCCATTTGCTGTTAAGCATCCACTTTTAGGGCATGGATTTACTCTTGTGTATCCTTTCTCAATGCTTTTTTTGCCGCTTTCATTTGTAAGCCAATCAATTCTACATTTATCAGCAATTTGTCCATTAAAGTCAAAAACATCTTTTGTTATTATCTTTTTGTCATTTGGTTGCTTTATTCCTGGAATATTCGTCCAATAATATCTTGGTCTATTTTGTGCAGAAACAAGCCTGCTATTTATTGAAATTGGAATTACGCCTAATGTTTCTGTAATTATTTTAGTTGCTTCTTTATTTCCATGCGTGTTTTCAAAAAGAAAATAAACGTCTGGGTTTTCAATTTGTATTTCTCTCAGAACCCTAACAGCTTCATAAAACAATTTACTTTCATCATGGTCTAATCCTTCTTGGTTTTTATTTAATCTTGAAATACCCTTGCAAGGCGAACCAGCTAAAAATAAATGAATGTCATCTTCAATAAATCTTACGTGTGAAGGTGCTAAATCAACTTCAATCCCA